AGATGAGGAACAATTCCCGCCGCCACCACCTCCACCTGCGGGTTGAGTTAGTTGACTCCAATTTGTCCCGTCGAAGCTGAACGTCTCATCGGTGCAGCCCGTTGTCTGAATCGCTGTCGTATTGAGGAAATTAGCGGGGAATGCGAACGTCCATGGCGAACCTGCCCCTTGGCAGATGTGGAGCTTCATCACGACGCCGTTCACGGGTGTCCCACTCACACTCGACGACGTGACGTTTCCGGTGAGAGTGATTCCGTAGGCGGCATTGAGCGTCCCAGAGAAGGAGGGAGTCGCGCTGAATGCTACCGTCGAGAACGGCAAGGGCGCGCCCACGCCTGCTCCCGCGCCGTTGGAATTGACGTTAATCCACTTGCCGACAAGACCGTCCCACACCCACGTCGAAGCCGAGCAGACGTTGGCGTTCGGCGAGACTGTCACAGGCGAGGGAGACTGGAAGTTGGAAGGGAACGCGAAGGTGAATCCGCCCGTGGCATTCTGGCACGCAATCAGGTAGAGGATCTGGCCGGATTTGATTCCGGGTTGATTCACCGTAGACGAAGTGACGTTCCCACTCAACGTGATAGCGAACGTGTTCCCTTTGGTCAGGTCGAATACGGGAGTGGCGCTGAACGGGACCGAGACGAACCCGCCGTGGAAGACGCCGATCGCCGCGTCTAGGGTGTCGAAATCCTGGTTGATGTAGATTCCACCGTTCGTGGAGCCAATCTTCGGCTTCTTGAGTCCAAGATTCGGCGTGGTTGTGAAATCGTTCTGAGCGCTCGCGCCAGCAGCCCACGCGAGCATCAGCAATAGAAGAATCGTCCGTCTCATCATCGCTCTCCTACTGGTTGGAGGTCGCTCCTGGTACGCCGTGGCCGCAGAATGGGCGGGTCGATATCTATCCCCATCGCTTTCCTGAACAGGCTGGACGAGAGGAGCTTCTCATTCTTCACCGCTGCGGCCTTGAGGAAGGATTGGTAGAGCGGGATTGCGGCATCGAACTCCGCCCCGCCTTCCTTGAACGCTCCGAGGTACTGGCAGTAGTTGACGAGAGTGTTCAGTTCCTCCGCGCCGATATCGATTGTGTCGTCTAGGGCGACGAGCTGCGGTGCTGCGGAGAGACCGTCGATGACGAGAGAATTGTAGCCCACAGCGTCCGCCGGCCGGAGCGCGATGAGGCTGATGCCTACGGGAGCCCACTCAAGCGGAATCCCCAGTCGTCCTTCCCACTTCGGATAGCCCTTATCCCAGTTGGTCAGGGAGCCTTGAGCGAGTGGAGTGGAGTTGAACTCGACGCGCATCCCTGCGGTGAGGAATCCCGCGAGACTGTAGTAAGGGAGCGTCGGTAGAGTTTGCATGACGACGCGCTGCTTCCAGTAGCCCGTGAGACACGACCAGCACCGCAGGGCCTCGTTGATATAGCCCTGTATCTCGGCGGGAGTCCAGAATGGCGAGTTTTCGAATCGGGCGAAGACCATCGTCTGAACTTGAGCGAGCGTGTATTGGGTGCGCGCGGACATTTACTGAGCCACCGTCACGTTCCACGCCACGGCGTTCGGCGTAATGGGATTGGGCGTGACGTTCGCGAGGCGGATGCTTACCGTGTTCGGGGCGCTGACCCATGCGCTCCAAATTAGACCGAATCCTGGGTCGCCTACAGGAGAAACGGAGGCGACGCCTGAGGTGAGAGCGCCCGAGAGCGCGATAGTCTGCTCTTGGGTGAAGCCTGAGGGGATGGTCGTGAACAGAGAGTTGAGCGATAGCGATGCGCCAATGAGGAGCGCACTGACCACTGAGCCTAGGTCGAGGTCCAAGTAATCCGAGAGAGTGTAGGCGGGCGAAATGGTTGGGGAGCCCCCGCTCATCTGGACATCATAGCGCCCGTTCGCCGCGTAGAACAGCCACAGGCCGTTCGCGTCCGAGGTGAAAGGATTCGACTGAGGCGTCGCGAGGTTATCCGAGAAGATTGAAGCGAGCGTGAGCGTTCCCGCCTGATACACGGTTATCGTCGCCGAGGCGACGCGCGCACCAGTGGACTGGATTTGGGAGTAGCCGAATCGCTTCTCCATCGAAGGCTAGACCTCCGACTTGCCGCCGCGACCGACGAACGTCGCACTGTCCGACGGGGTATCACTCTTCGTCGAGGGGTTGAGGTCGTCATAGGTCAGAGCGAACTCGACTCCGCCATTGGCCGATAGACCCTCGGGACCCTTGAGACCGTAGATAGTCTGGTCAGACGAGAGCGAAGGCTTGCGCTCGTTCGGGTTCCCGCAGATTTCCTCGACGGGAGTTTCGACCAGTTTCGAATTAGGTTTGTGTTCGGACATCTGAGTTCTCCTTTAGCTATGCTGAGACCGCGTGAGACTGCGCCCAATCTGCGCCCATTGCGAAGGGCATCGGGGCCATCCCCAAGCCCTGCCAAGAGTTGAGCTGGTAGCGGACGTCCACGAGATAGACCTCGTCGTCCTCGCGCTCCATCTCAGCGACCTTCATCTGGAATTCTTTCTCGAATGACATGGCGGTGTCCAGTCCGTACATCGGATTGGGCGTCGTCTGGGAGCCGCGCCACCGGCAGACGTCGGCGAGAGCGCCTTTGACGAGCACATCGGCGTCGATAAACGGCGGGACTAAGCCATTGGGATCGTCGAGGTCGGGGAACCGCTTGTCGTAGATGAAGGGGTAGACACGCTGAGACATGCAGTAGGGCCACAGCTCGTACATGGGGATCTGGGCAGTGAATCCCGGCGTGCAGGGTGAGACGAAGACGTCGTTGAGGACGTAGTTGCCGATGTTGGAGGGGAATTGGACCGTGACACCGTTGGACATCGCGAAGGGTGATTGAGCGGTAGCGAAGGGACCGTTCGGCGCGCCGCCATTGAGCGCCCAAGTGAATTGAGCGGTGCCTACGGGGCCTCCAGTGGTGATATTGATGGAGTAAACGGCGTTGGTGCGACCGCTGAAGGTGCCGAAGAGGACGGGAGCGGCGTCGCCTACAGTGCCGACAACTTGGACTGCAGCGCCCACACTTCCGGCCGTAGGCGATGTCGAGTATCGGTAGTCAGCAACCCCATACGCAGTTCCACTCCACGAGCGCTGAGCATCATAGGTATCCAGCTCCTCTTGGCTCAAGTGGAGCCACAGTCGGTAGTTGTTGAACGTGTCCTTCAGCGAGATGAAGTCTTGGAAGTCCGCTGGCGGAGTCAGGTAAGCGAGGAAGATTTGATAGCCTGTGGGCGAGCCGGGGACGACGCCGCCGAACGGAAGGTCAATCTGGAGCTGCGTCGCCGAGTCAACCTCGATGATGGTGTAGATTGGGGCGACCGCGCCGAAGCGGAATTGCCGTCCGACGAGTGCGCTGGTCCAACCTGTTCCAGACCCGGTGATGACGGGGGAATTGAGCGTCGCCGAGGCGAGACCCACCGAGTAGACATCTGGCGTGATGAACTGGTTCTGGCCGATGCGCCATGACCATAACCTTTTTCTTCTAACATCCCTAAAACGCGAGCGAATAAATTGCTGAGCGAGCGTGGTTGGAAGCACTGGCGAGTGCAACTGAAGCGCCCGCCAAAGCTCGGCGTAAGTTTCCTGTGCCATTCACGCTCGCTCCCTTTTCAGTAGCCCCAGACAATGACCGAGGCTCCCGTGTAGGAGCCGCCGGCCGTGATTGTGAGTGTTCCGCCCGACGCTGTAATAGCAGTCGGCGGATTAGCGCTCCCGGCGTCCATGGACCACGAGGAGATAGATTTGAGCCCCGTGTTCCATGTGTCGCCCGAGCCTGTGCCTGCAATGATGGCTCCCACGGAACGGCGGGAGCCCATGACGTTGTCGTAGCGCTTGGTGACTGTGACGGCGGCCATTAGAGCACCTCGCCGTCATCGAGTATGAGTGAACAGGTAACTTGTGTAGTCGTAGCTGCCGTCGTCACCCATCCAACCACTTTTTGAACCGGAGCCGTACCGAGCGTAGTCGCATCGGCAGCCCCAACCGTGTTGTTACTTGCGCGCGCGATGACTGCCCCGCCCACTGCGCCTGCTGTAGTGGTTCCCGCATAGTTCAAAACAGCGGAGCCACCAATCTGCATGGCGAAATAGCCTGAAGCAGCAACTATGCCCGGCGCGCGGCCCGCGACACCATTTAGACTCGCCAAGTTTCGCGTGTCCTGATATGCGGCTGTAACGGTGTAGAGAGTCCGTTGCGCCCAGAACACGAGCTGATTCGCTGCCGTCGTCGAACTCGAGGAGTCGAGCTGGACGAGCTGGTAGCGCTTGCCCGTCGAGGCGACGAACTTCTTCCCAAGCTCACCCGGCTTGTAGGGCGTGGTGATGGCGGTGGTGATTCCGTAGGTTTCGGGGTCACCTGTGGAGAGATATACAGTCTGGTCAGTGATTGTCTGTGGCATGGTTCATCTCCCTCCTTAGGATGTGATCCCGTACATCTGCTTGTGGTAGCGCGGGCCAGGAACTGAGATTTGGCACGACGCGAGAACCTGCCCAGAGACCTTCGTGTTGCCCTGAGCGGGCTTGAAGCCAGTGAAGCCGAAGCCGAACATCGGGTCGTCCGAGACGTAGAACCGAAGGAAGGGCTTGCGGGCGTTAATCCACCAGAACGTCTCGCCGGATTGAGCGAGGGTCGGGTAGGCGGTGACGGCGCCCTGAGACATCGTCTTCAATGCTTGGACGGCGATCCTGTTCGACTGTGACTGGGGCGACGTGGTGGTGATATCCGTCCCCGGAGCGTAGCGGGACTTGATAATGGTCGCCGAGTTGAATTTGAGGCCGTTGAAGCCGATCGCCGGATCCTGCGTGTCGTTGAAGCGCTGCTGTGTCTGGAACTTCTCCTTCACGTAGGAATAGCCGAGAACGGTCGTCACGCCCAAGTTCGGCTCGATGTTCCCGAATGAGGCGGTGCCGTAGTTCTCTTCGAGCTGGTTGTACTCGATCGTCCCGTTGATGTTCACAGGGGCGGAGTTGAGCGCGGTGCCGACTTGGCCGCCGCGGGTGATTCCACCGTAGGTCGCATAGGTGGCGTTGTCCCATGAGACGGTCGTGTTGTCGTTCAGCGCTTCAGCGAACCCGTTGAAGTTGGAGGTGTAGCCCGCCGTGGTGCCGTTGATGTACTGGAGGATGGACATCTGGGCACCAAGCGTCATGTAAGCGTTGGTCATGCGGCTGTCGATGAGCTTGAACGCCGCACGAGGCCCCTTGTTCAGGACCTTGATGTCTTCGAGCGACATCGTGACGTTCATCTCGAAGAACTTCATGTTGAGCTGATAGGCCTGCTCGACCTGTTTCTCCGAGATATCAAATTCTTGGCCCTTGGCGTACGGTCCACCAATCAGTCCGTCAAAGAAGAAGCCTTCCTGAATGAGCGTGCCGCCGTCGAAATCATCGCGGACGTTCAGCTTCAGATAAGCCAATAGAGGGTCTGCTTGGAAGCATTCTGTTACTTGATGACCTCTTACGAGGCGGGTCGCTGTTTCCACGACCTCTGCACCTTTCAGTGCAGTTCGGACTATCACATCCCGTCTGAGACGGGCCACTGGGTTTAGTCTCTGCGGCTAGTCATCCACTTTTCGTGGACCCTTGCCTCTGATTGCCCAACTTAGGGGCGTCCCAGATAATTACCAGCGGTTTATACAACGCCATTTAGTTAACGTTGTCCACCAGAGCCGGAGTATCCTGAATGTAGCGTTCCGTTGCCACATTCAATTGATCCAGTTCTGCCATTTCATACCATCGTTGCGGTTGAGCGCATTCGTGGCGCTTCCGCCTCTACTTCACGTACGGTTACTGATGTTTCGACGCGAGGGCTTCCTTTGTCCATGCCTCGGCGAAGTTGGCGGAGCGCTGGGCGTCGGTCATGCCCTTCGTCGCCTCGACCTGCTTCGGCTGCCCGAAAATCGGGTGGTAGGACTTGGAGCCTTCGTCGGGGACATCGCGCTTCGATAGGCCTTCGCGGAGACCTTCCTCGCGAGCCAGCCTGAGTTTCTCGTCGATGTCCTTCTGCTTCAACTCTTCGACGCGGGGCCGAACGAACTCTTCGTAAGCCTTGTCCACGGTCAACCCTTTTTCGAGCGCAATTTTTTCGACTGCATCGACATCGAGTTCCTCGTGGAATTGGGCAGCGTGCCGAGAACTGACCCGGCCCATCTGCTTTACGATTTGAACCATCCGGCTTTGAGCCTCGTCGAGTTGCTTCTGGGTGAGGCCTGTCGGCGCAGGATTCGGGTTGGGGTTGGGATTGGGATTCGGGTTAGGATTCCCGCCCTTCAACCGCTGTAATTCCTCCTCGCGTTCGGCGTCCCGTGTAACGGCGGTGTTGTACCACTCGCGCCACTGGCCAATCTGAGTATCGACCTTGAGCTTCTCGGCCTTCAACTCGTCCATGTTGCGAGAGTAGTCGGACTGCCGCTTCACGCCCTTTTCCAACTCTTCTGCGAACTTAGCGTTCCCAAGAACCTTAGTCAGGCTCGCCTTCGACTCTTCATCGAGGCCCGCCGTCTTAGCCAGTTCATTGAGATATTCCTGCAACGTGCTCATTTGTCACCTTTCTGCCGCCAGAGGCTCCGCAGTAATTGAACGTGCTTCACTGAGGGCCACCTCCTGGCATCGGTGGTGCTTGACTCGGGGGAGCTGGCACGCCGCCCGGTCCCGCCGGCGGAGCGGCCGCTTGAGGCGGCGCACCCTGCGGAGGTTGTGGGGGCTGTGCCGGGCCTGCGCCCGAAGCCAAAGATTGCTGGGGATTGCCCTGACTCTGCTTCAGGGATGAGATTACCCCAAGTCTCATACTTGCTATCAATTGGGCTGCGACGGGGACGAACGAGGGGAGCATGTGTCCGAGCGAGGTCAATATCTGCTCCGCGAGCTGAGCGTGTTCCAAGACGACTTGCATGAGCTGGCCCGTTGGCGGAGTGCCTTGAGGGTTCCCAGAGAGCGTCGCCAGATCCGGCGCCTTCTTGTCCGATAGAGACGGAGGTAGAGGCGGTGGTGAATCGAGCCGCGAAGGGCGCGTCTTGTCGGTCTCCATTGAGGGCATCTAGGGTCTCGTCCTGAGCTACATCTTCTTTCCGAAGGGGCCGTGAGCGTTGCCAGCACTCTTGGACTTCCCGCCTGAGCCATACTTGCGCTTCCCGAGACCCGGCATCTTGCTGCCATGTTTCGTCGCGATCGAATTGGAGGGGGAACTGCCTACGACCGTCTTCGATTGCTTCTGAGAGTATGTGTGACCGCCCATTTACTTGCTCCTTCGGGGGATGTTGGCCCCGGCCTTACGAGCCTTTGAGAGTAGGATGGCCGTCCGTTGCTTCGCGGCATCGGAGGCTCCGAATTTACGTGCCGTTCGAGCGAGCTGCTTCGGCGGATTCGATTTAAGTTCGTGGCCCACGCGCTCGATGATGGCTCGGTCGCTCATTTCGATGCGACCGATTTGGCGGCTTTGGCGAACGCGGCCTTTTTTGCCTGCTTGCCGCCCTTGGCCAGCCCTTTCGATATGTTTTTCGAGGTGGCTTTACCAAAGGAGCCCACGGTGCCCTTCCGCTTCATCTTCGCGGCGGCATGTTCCATCCATAGTGGGTCGTTGGCCATGATTTAGAGATAACCTCACTTCCAGAGAAAGTGCAACCCCGTTCATCAATCCTATTGAACCACTCTAATGTTGTACGTTTTTGCGGCTGGCGTGAGCGTGATAACAGCCAAGACGCGTACCACCACTGTATTTGGCGCTGTAACAGTGCAAGATGGGATTGCTCCCAGAGCTATCATGTCGCTTCCATCCGAAGGTTGAGCAAAACAGATGCTTCCGACTCCAGCTCCGGTCACGGTGACTGTGCCAGAAGCCGAAGCGCCAACAGCCAAAAGCCCGCCTCCAATGCTACCGGAAGTTGCACAAAGCGTAGAACTGGAGCAGTTGTTTTGGGCGGAAAGGCGGTCCCGGTTTATGAACAGAATGGACGAAATCGCAATTACAGCCAGTGCGATGAAAAAGATTTTAAGCTTCGTAAGTTCCCGCATCTTGCTCTCCCTAATTGTTCTGAAGCTGCTCCCACGTAATTACGGGCACCAAGTTCGTCCCCGGTGTCCCCGTGAAGCTGTACTTGCTCTTGAATACCGCTGTCGCTTTGTTCGCAATCGTGACAGAGGTCGCGCCGTCAATCGTCTGTTGTACGCCGGTTGCATAGGGTGTGGGAGCATTCACAACGCAGGTTGCCGCGCCGGATGTCTGGGCATTCTTGATGGTGATGGTGCCGCCCGTCATGGGCGTTCCATCGGGCAGAATCAGCACTACGTTGTTTGTGCCGTTCGGAGCGCACTCGGCGTAAATGTCCGCTGCCTGAAGCTGGAAGGTGGAAGTCGCTGTCGTGGCCTTGAATGCAGCCGCGCCCGCGCCCCATTGAGGATTCGCGCCGTTCAGTTGGAAGAGGGTAGCGCCCGTGGTGTAGCTGCCAGCCGCACCTGTCACCCTGCTCATTCCCGCGACTGGAGGAACGTCGTTCGCTAAAACGAGCGGAGCGGTGGGCTGCCAGTAGGTTCCGTAACTTGCTAGGCCGCCAGTGCTGGTGTTGAAGATTGCCCCATAGCCAAAGAGCAGGTCGCCCGATACGGTGGTTGTGATGCCGACCGTCAACGGTGATGTGCTGGTGCCGGTTGCGATGGCGCTGGACACGTCGAGCGGAGCCGCAGTCAGTACGCCGCTCCATTCCTGCACGGTCATTTCGATGTTCGAGGGAGCGCCGCCCGTGAGCGTTTGCGTGACTGTCTCTGCCGCCGCCGTTGAGTTTGGAGCAAATGCCGCCCGCATCAAAGCACCGGCAACGTAGGCGCTCTGTGCGGTGATGGAGGTATAGGTCAACGCCTGGCTGTCCGTTGGCGTGTTGATCGCAGAGCTGGCGCAGGAGACGCAGTTCGTGACTACCGTAATCAGGCTGCCCGCTGTGGTGTTCCACGGAAGCGTGCAGGTGACGCTCGTTCCGCTCAATGCCGTGCAATCCACCGACTGCAAGAGTGTGGGGATGCCCAAGCCGGTTCCGGTATAGGTGTTGAAGCTGGGAGAGCCTACCCGGTTGCCGTTCGCCCGGTTGAAGGCAAAGACGTAGTAAGGGCCGACGATGTTCGTCGCGCTGAACTGGGTAATGTGAACGCCATCTACGTTGAAATAGGTCGTATTGGAGTTGCAACCATCACAGCCAAGATGCGTGTTTGCGCCCAAGTCCATGATGCCCGTGTAAGTTTTGGAGCAGGAGGGAATGTACTGGCGAATGAAAGGATTTAGATTGTCGCGGAATGTCTCTTGCACGGTACGCGAAATCATCGTGGCAAAGTAGGTGTTAAATCCAACTTGCTCGGCAACGCGAGCCGTTGCACACAAATTTCCAGCCACGCTGCTGACCGACTGTGCGAGGTCGTTCGTTCCCGCCCATTCGATGAACGTATTGCGGTTCGCCCCGGCCCGATAAAGCGGAACGTCGTTGAGAGGAAATCGGGCGAGGATGCTCCATGTTCCAGACCCAGCGATGGCCGTATCCGCCGTACTGACCGGAGTTCCGTTGATTCCTTGCGAGGGAATGTTGATGCCAGCGAAAAGCGAATCCCCCTCTAGCACGTTGGAATCGTGGTTGTCTTGGAGCGTAGCAGTGGCGCTCGTTGCGCCGCCTAGAAATGGCGTGATGCCGCGCTGCGTGAGGCAGGAAGATTGAAGGGCTTGCGAAGCCTGCGCTACTTGCGGGGGCGTTAAGACGATGCTCCACGCCGCGAAGCAATAAACAGTTCCGCCAAATTGCTGGCTGGCTGGCTGGGCGAGCGTGCCGGAACCGCCAAGCTGCAACACACCTGTACTTTGCTGGTTGAGGCTTGAGCCGGTCACTCGATTAAGGCAGGGTTGTCCATTGATGTAAAAAGTGTCGCTAGTGTCGAGCGTGAGGCCGATAATGCCCGTGCCAAGAAAATTGCAGGAGCTTGAAGCGTTCCACGAAGTGGTGGTCGTTCCCTGCGTACGGAAATGAGAAGCCGCCTGACTTCCGGGCGACCAAGCATCCGTGGTGTAGAGGTTGTAAAGCTCCCAGTTCAAACTGCTCGCAACCGCGCCGCTGCCGCTTAGGAATTGCTCATTTATCAATCCCGCATATCGTGGACCGGGCGTTACACCAACCTGATAACTTATAGCCGCCATAAAACTCTTGGCGGTGTTTAGGGCTGCCGGGAACGCACAGAACTGGTTGTTGGCAGCGGCGAATGTCAACCCTCCGCCAGTGGCTACGGAGTTCACTGTCGGAGCCGCGGTGGATGCGCCAAGCGTGCAGGTATTACCCGCCCCGGATGAATCGGTCATCACGGTGCCGGAGCCGTCGAGGAATTGATTGAAGGCAACTAGGTTCGCGGTAGCGGGGAGTGCTGGAGAGCCTGTTCCACCACCGCTTGTGCCTCCACCCGGAGGCGTGTACTGCGCCCTCGCAGGAAGCGTGCAGATTGTCGCTATGAGAGCCGTGATTAAGAATCGTAGCCGCATATAATGTCACCTTCGGAAGTAGAGGACGTTGACCTTGTCGCCGGTCGTGCCGTTCACCCAGATAGTCGAGAGGCTATAAGCCCCTGGTGTGCCTACGTCAGGGAGGAATTGCGTGCCGCCTGGGGCGATGACTACGCCCGGTTTCAGCCCAGAGGCGACGGTCACATCGGATCCGCCGAGCGTCACTCCCGTGGCGTTGTTGGTCGATGGGGACTGGACCTGGACCCATGTCGCGGCGGCGCGCGTTGTCGAGAGCTGAACGGCGGTTCCGGTGGATGCAATTGTTACCTGGGCTTCATACAGCATGGTGGAGTCCTCCCGCTAACATCGATAGATTGGTCTGAATCAATTGGGAAATCAACCGCGTTCACGACGTTCACGATGAGCCGCCATTCGTCGGGAGCGCTGCGAGCGCGGCCTTGCGGGTCATCTGACGCTGCGAGTAGGTCTGGAGAGCTTGGCCGAGTAGGTAGGCGAAGAGGATTGGGTCGTGGACGTTCTCGGTGATGGAGACGGTCTTGGCGAGAGGGTTGATGACGATTTCGATACGGAGGTCGTTCTTGCCTGCGTCGATGCGAGTGGGGTCGCTCACTTGGACTCCAACTTAATCGCGTTCTTCCAATAGGCTATAGGAGGCTGGTTACGCTCAACAATATAGCCATACCGATTTTGCGCCTTTCGCACGATGCGGAACCAGATGAACTTTTGCAGGTTGCGGTCAAACAGCCCGATGAATCCGACGCGACGACGCAAGGGAATATTCCGAGAGCACTTATACTTCCAGCGGCTGTCGCTCCAATCTATGTCGGATTGACCGATGAAGTATCTCACTTGGACTCCGTAATCTTCCCAGCTCCGCCCATTTTAGGCATCGTTTCGCCGGAGGCTTTGCGGCCGGTGGTGCTTACTTGAGGCGTCAGCCCCATATTGTTCTGGGCGATGAGGCGGTCGGTGATGGTGATGGCACCATCAGGAGCCTTGCCCGCGTTCGGGATGCCGAGCTTCTCGAACAATGTCCAAATGTCCATCAATCCAGCTCTCATAAGCTGGATGTAAAGGAGCTTGTCCGTCACCTCAGACGCGCTCAGCAGCGAGCCCGGCGCCACGTCATACGTAAATTGCTTGAGGAACCACTTCGCCCGGATATGGCGCTCGACGTTCTTCCCTTCCTTCTGGTGCTCTTGGCTCATGTAGGCGGGAATCATCGTGCCAGCGTCGTTGTCGGCGTCCTCGAAGGTCATCCCTTCGTCGCCGAGCACAGCCATCCGGTCTTCGAGAGTGTAGAACTGGAAGACATTCGAGAGGGACATCATCGCGAACTCTCGGAGCGATGCTTCGAGGACTCGCGAGCGCATCCTGATAGCAGGTGACATCGCTTCGAGAATCTTCTCGACCGTTTCCGTGGATGGAATTTGGCCGAGGTTCATAAACTGCTGCATGTCGCGGACGCCGCTGATCTTGTCCATCTCGTCGCGGAGGTCTTGGATAGCCAGTTGGACGGAGGGGTCGAGAGGCTGAGCGTACTGAAGCTCTGCGTTCTTCCCGGCTACTGGATTGGTGCGGAGCTTCAAGCCGGCCTTGCGCGTGTCGATCGCCGCCATCGCGGCGCGAGAGATAGCGTTCTTGTCAGCGATAAGGTCGGGCCTGAACACCTTTTGATTATGGTCGCTCACGCCGCGCAGGAGTCGGTGGAGTTCATCTTGGAGCGTCAGGATGTCCATCAAGGGGGGCTTGCCCAGCCACGTCCAAGGCCATGGGTCCAAGGGAATCTTGACGATAGGGAAGAGTCCGTGCCAGTAGATATTCGGGCCGTCGCGGAGGACACAAGTGCGAGTGAAGGTGATGGTGCGGCCGCGAGGATAGAGACGGTCGCCGGGGTCTACCCAGTAGGACCAATTGGGATGCTTCTCGGGAGTCCCCTCCCCCACCCACACGCGCGAAGCGCCCTCGTTCCGCCGCAGATCGTGAACGTGCAGCGTGAATACGTCTGCGGAGGGAATGGTCATGTGCGCCGCGGGCTTCCCGCCGAGCGACGCCCACAGGTTCTGCATGAACCCGCTGAAGCCCATCCGCTGCATCGTGGATTGAGCGCGAGTGACTTTCTCCATCATCGCTGCGGACATGTCGCGGTCGGCTTTGATTAGGCCACGGTCCCATTGGCGGGGGTATTTGGCACGGAGGTAATTGAGCGGACGCTCGCGGCGGACGATTAGCCCCATCGCATCCTGGATGGAGATGTTGTTCGGCGGACGAATAGGGAGGCAATCGCGCGGATCCTCAGGCGAACAGTCATTATCCCCCGTGAATTCGTTGTAGAAGAGGTGAGCGTAGCCCGAGCCCGCGACCTCGGCGTACTTGATGCAGTCGCAGAACTTGAGGTCGATGAGGCGCGAGGTCCACCAGTGCTTAGTGAACTTGTTGCCGAGCACTGCTTGTTGCTCGTAGCGCTTGTTCTGGGTCGTGTAATTCCAGAAGGGTTTGATGTCGGTCATCGCGCCGGCGAAGTCGAGGGCGATCTTGCCGAATCGATTGTCGATGAGCTTCGAGAACGAGCCGGGGACCATATCGCGGGAGTAGTCGCCCATGATGTAGTCGATGCATGTAGAAATCTGTGAGTACCCAACTTGGGATTTGAGGAAGGATTCGCCCTCAGCGAGCGCGTCGTTAGCCCAGCCTAGAACGGCGTCGAGATGCTCTTGCTCACTATCATTGAGGCTTCCTGCGGGGGCTTGGGGCTCGGCCACTTAGATTATCCCTCTTGTCGATTCCCTGAACCGCTCGTAGCGCTTCTCTTCACTCGGGAGTCGCGGGTCAGTCCCACCGCCGTCGTAGCCCCGACCGCCACGGTTGAAATTGGAGTCCTCGTGCAGGACATTGTTCTCGCGGCAGAATCGGTCCATCTCGCGGGGCGCAATCACGAGGCGCTCGCAGCCCGAGGGCGTCGGCGCGTCATTACGGCCGGGGTAGCGAATCCGGCCATGCTTGTCGCGGAACACCACGGCGAGATTCTTCTCGAGCGCGGGGATAGATGGGCGGAGGCGGAAGACCTGCTCCATCTCACGTCCGCATTCAAGGTGGACGATTCTCGGAGGGACTTTCATCACGAAGAGGTCATCGACCTGAGCGCCACAGGGACACTCAAGATCCAAATACTTGGGCATCTCTGGCTCCCTTAATACTTCTTGCGGCCGGCGGACTTCTTCTCGCTCTTCTCCGCTTTGCCGAAGGGCTTGGACTTGCCGATTTCACCGCCTGATTTGCCGAACTTGGACTTGAACTCTGGCTTCTCTTTACCGCCGAATGTCGCCATCTGGGTTACCTCTTCGTGATTGGGGATGGGCTCCGATTACGAGCCGGGCTTGTAGATATGTGGGACGTTCTCAGCTACAGAGACCTTGTGGACGATTCCCTTCGCGCCTTTGGATGGAGCGTGATTACCCCGCCACGTCGCGCGATCAATGTCATTGAGGTAGCGCTGGGAGTGCTCGAGGTCGGTTTCGGGGCGAGTGGTTTCGTCAACGGGAGTGGGGATGGGGGATTTGGAACGTGCCATTAGAAGCTACCTCCTCTACGTTTTGTGAGCAGGTTATCTACGATTGTAGGGTCAGAATTGGGCCAGTGAATTAGGAGAGCGTCTTTCAATGAAACTCCGCGCTCCTTTAGTTCGGCGACGAACTTTCTGGCGATACAGTCAGGGCAATTCGGAAGGCCACAACCCTCAACGAACTCACCGCTCTTGACTTCTCGCTGGCAGCCATGCCCACCAGTCGCATTCACTTCGATTCTAAAATCTCCCATGATTGCTCCTTTACCACGGCCTCAAGCCAGTTACACGCTCAAGGCCGAGAATGACTTCCTTCTTCACGTAATCCTCGAGGGTCTTGCGCTCGGACTTCGCACGAGAAGCGCAGCGAGCGAGCACCCGCTCTGTGAGTTCGATGGTGATATCGCCGACCTTGAGATTGACGACGGTCTTGATCTTCTCGATCGCAATCTGGGCGTTCGGGATGAGATGGCCCCCAGTAATGCGCTCAAGGTCCGCGCGGGTGGCGGAGTCGAAGTAGAGCCCCCGGCCCGAGGTGTGCTCGACACAGGTGCGGAGACGGTCGCTCAGCAATTTCTCGACGCTCACGTTTATGGATTTCGCTTGGTCCTCATACTGGTGGAATAGCGAATCGGGGAGCATGAGGATGACGCGGGTGCGCGATTCGCGTTGAGACTGCCCATAGGCATCGGGCGGCTTCGGCGGGTCAACGATTTGCGCTGGAGGATGAGAGGACATCTTCGTGTCTCCATTCTGGAATGTAGCATAGAACCGCGAGGGTGCAATGACTTTCGCTTCGGGGCCGACAATCACATAGGGGATGTGGTGCTTGTCGAAGAACTCTACTGAGGGGCGGAGGATGGGGTCGGAGCCGTCCCAGAAGAGGAGCGCGGAGTCGAAGTGAGTGCCGAGATGCGACGAGTTATAGGTGGGAGTCCACTTAATGGGCGCCGCCGGATACTTATTGAGCTGGAGGATGGTTCTGCCTAATCCATTCTTGGAGGCGATGTGGAACTGTGCGGGTGCGAGCGATTGAAGGTGAGTGTGGACCGCGGTGAGATTGACGTATTCGTAGCTGAAGAGGACGATTACCTGCTTCGCTGCTGAATCCATCAGCAAGCCTCCATATAGGCCTCTATGAACGCTTGCGCGACTTGCGGGACAATCGCGTTACCGTAGCCCCGCAGTCGTCCCACTCGGTTGGGTATCCCATGAGCCAGCGGGAATGTGCCGGGTTCAACTGGCCGGGACTTTCCGTCGATACAGGGGAGCCAGTCGCAATCGCTCCAGTAGCTTGTGCCTGTAAGTCGCCCCAATCCTTGTCGTGTGGGCGTCCCATCTTGTCCGCTGAGGCTTTCGGCGACACCCATCCCACGAGTTCCTGTGTCCTCCGTCCCGAGTCCGTGCTCCCCGCTTCGTTGTAGCCCTTCTGTGCTGGAGTCCCCGCCATTGGGGAGGGCCATGAGGCCGTCATCACTTGGTCGTTCAATCTCACCGCATGAGTCGGCGTTATGTAGCGTTTCGCCTGACCTCCCCAGTCGGCATCGCCCTTCTGCGGACTCACCCACGATGCCACTGGCGCTTCCTTGCTCCCATGCGCGTCCGGGAAGCCCCGCTTGTTCGAGCGAGGCGTGCTCCACATCGCCATATTCGGCAAGTCGTGCGGTCTGTAATGATGGTCCGCGTTCGTGTTGCCGCGCAGTCTGTCGTCGTGATTCTGGGGCGTCGGCCACCCAGTAGACTCTTTGCCTGATGTGCGGCGCACCGACGCTGTGTGCGCCCACAATAGCCGACCCGACGGCGTAATCTTCATCTTCCAAGTTTCCTGAAATAAGGTCGAGCCAGCCAAGCGCACTCGCAACCTGTTCTCCAAAGACGACGTGAGGTAGGCACTCGCGGATGAGCCGCATGAACTCGGGCCAGAGGTGGCGGTCGTCACCGAATCCTTTTCGTTGTCCGGCAGCGCTGAAGGGCTGGCAGGGACAGGAGCCTGTCCACACGGGCTTGTCGTCAGGCCATCCTGCGAGTCTGAGGGCGTAGCTCCATCCTCCAATACCTGCGAAGAAATGATGCTGGGTGAATCCATCCAAGTCCTCCACTTTTACATCCGCGATTGAACGCTCGTCGACGAAGCCATCGGCGATATGGCCCGCCGCAATAAGATTACGGAGCCATGCCGCTGCGAATGGGTCGTTCTCGTTGTAATAGGCCTTAGTCATCTCCGAGCGCCGCCACCCGCTCGTTCCAATTCTCTATCATGGAATCATATGAAATATCTGTGGCTTCCCACCGCGGCGCGTTCTGCTCTGACGGTCGCTCCAAGGGCTCAAGGTTCTCGCGCGTGGACCAGTCGTGCATCGCCCACAGGTTGAACAGGGTGGACATCACCCTATCATCGTGGCGGCCGTAGCGCGCTTCGCCGATTAGGGTCCAGAGGTCCGAGACGCAATCGGCCATCTCTTCGACGAGCCACTTCGACTTGAGCACAACGCCATACTTCTGGATGTGATGGAGCCCGCGCATCCACAGGTCTTTATTCGCAGAGCGCGACGAGTACCACCAGTATTGCTGGGTGCGGCGGACGGCAGCGGAGCCCCACTGGGTCCACTGCCACAGATTCGTGTAGGCGTAGCGGTCTACGAGTTCGCGGAGCGTGACCGCTCCAGGCCCCGTAACCTCTCCAATGAGTAGAGCTTGACCGTCCTCATGGCTTCCCCCGTACAGTAGTCCAATAGTCGCAGCAATTGGGGCGATGTCGATAGCGTCAACCGGGGCAGCGAATTCAGCCACCTGCACGTCTTGACGTCCGTCTCGTCCAGCACGAAACACCTCGACACACGCATTATCTGTGTCGAGGTCGGCTTCGGTTCGGAACTCTCTGGACCAACCGGCACGTCCAACTGTAGGGTCAACAGACACGACGTAAGTGGAGTCATTGCGAGGTTCCTCCCAGACGAACAGGATGCCCCGTTCGTCTTCGTCGTCCGCTGAGTAGGGCGTGACGGTCCTATTTCCAACTCTCCACGATTTAGGCTCGGTTGTCATTTTCCTTCTTGCCACATCCAAATCGAATCGACCGCGAGCTTCGCCTCGGGGAGAAGCTCATTGACCGCACGCACCACGTCGGGCCACTTGACGGGGTCGAAGTCATGCCCACATAGGACGCCGCCGGGCGCGAGCTTAGGCTTCCATGCCTCGATATCCGCCTTCACGGCGGCGTAGTCGTGCGAGGCGTCGATGAATATCATGTCGAACTTGTCGCCGTTCATCGAAGCCGCTGCGTCAAGGGACTTGCCGCGCATCACGGTCAGGTTCGTGTGCTCTCCGAGATTCCGCATGAACTCCTCGTACAGGTAATTGGGAGGCATCACTGTGTTGATGCGATTCCCGGCGACCGCAATCTCACGACTCAAGGTGGGGTCCTCGTTCCACGAATCTATCGCCGTGACAGTACCTTTCGTGTTCTGCACCAGCGCCTTCGTCGAGCGCCCTTGGAAAGAGCCAATCTCGACGATATTGGATGAGACCTTGGCCCACTGCGCGAGCCACGCCAGCTCAAGCGGGGACATCCACCCGTCAATCTTCATCGCGTCGCGGATGTCCATGATGTGCGGGACTGGGGGCCAGAACGGGTAGCTATCCTCAGTGAGCGTGAACGCATTCCCAAACTGGTCGTAGTGTCGGCACAGGATTCCGCCGTGCGCGAGGATTCTGTGCCCTGCCGCCTTCGCTTTCTTGCAGAAGAAGATGTCGTCGGTCATCTCGCCCTTGTGGAGGATCTCGTTGACGTCCTTGGGCTCGGCGTAGACACCCGCCTCTTTCTCCTCCTCTAAGGTGTTGAGGTCGCGGAACCAAGGCTTCGGGAGGGTCTGGAACAATGATGTGCGAATCACGATACAGGCCGTAGCGATTTCATCCACCTCGAATATCTCTCCCACCTTCCATTTCCAGTAGGGACCGCCCGAGGAGCCCTTAAAGAGCATGGGGTCGGCGTTCACTCCTTTGGCCGTGACAATCCCGCCGATCACGTCGAACTCATCGTGCATCTCCAGCTCGCGGACCATCAGCATCGGAGCGTCGGCTGGCGGGACAACGTCGTCGTCGAGCATCATCACGTACTTGGATTTCAGCTCGATTGCCTTCTCGATTATCTCTTCGCGCGCCTGTTCGCGAGGCTTCCCCTGCACCGGATAGAGAGCGTGCTTGATGTTCATGGGCCAGCACAGAGCGGAGAGCGTGACGGCCCACATCGGCGGGACGTAGCGGCCGGCGAACGGGAGGCCGAGGAGGACTTTCATGTTGTAGTCGTCTGGAGCGAATGGCATCTAGGCTACCCTTTCCACATCAATCTTATATCCCTGAGCCTCTACCACGCGCTCAATTGATTCCGCAATGCGAACCATTTCAGCAGCCGCTTTTATTTTGTAAGGTATACGCAAATAGGGAAGTAGGACTTTAGCAATAGCTCCTGCGGGACGAGAAGCTCTCGCCCAATCGTACACACGTTTACGATTACCTCTTTTCGGGTCGCGGGGTATCACATTCCCACCGAATATATAGGCCATGAATGCGACAGGTTCAGGATTCGTCATCCCGACTTTTACAGCTATTCTTCTGTGCCCCTTATACGTAGAGACGCTCAAGCAGCCTTCTCCGTCTATTAATCCAGCCGCGTAGGACAAATCTTCGGCGGATATATTAGCAAAGGTGTCTAAAGAAAATGGAGGGGCAGGAGGGCCATTCTTTTCCAATCGCCGCGCCTTCATTCTCACTCGATGAACGGCTAGATGGTGTTTACAGAAACACCCCAATTTACTACGCAGAGTTGGAACAGCCGGATTAACGCAATCAATACATAATCCGCGCTTGCGCTGCTTAATTCGCCAGTTCTTCAACGATTCCTTATGAGGCATTTAGTTGCGCCGTGTCTATTCTGTAGGATGTGCCTTCCTGAACTCGATTGCGATAGTACTCCAAAGTTTCAAAACCAAACGCGCTCTTGACTCTAAACTGGAACGACTCCTCAATCGTCGCGCAGTAGTTCGTGTAGAACACAGCGAGATTGTTCGACAGATAGTATTCATCGCGCGTCGATTGCCACCAATATAATTGCTCCTTCGTGAGCATCACGTCCCGACCCACGTACTTACGCGAGGTCTCGTGGACTCGTTGGGCATGGAGCATCGCTTCGTCCGAGGGCTTCCAATCCGTGGGCGGCGTCGCCCGATACTTCTTCAGCTCGGCGTACCACGGAATGAAGACTAGATGCCACCGGCGGAGCCTGTGCTCGGAGAGCTTCTTGACCTGTTGGTGCCACCAGTTCCCACGGCCTTGAGCAGTCGATTCCAGAAGCGCAAACGCCCGGAGGGATTGCGGTATTGTGGGCATCCAGTCATGTTCAATGATTCCAGGATAGGGCCATGAAGCACATTCAGTGAGATGCGTAACGTCGAACTGACGACCTTGCCCGAGTCCGCTCTTTTGAGTTCCAAGCTGATAGATGACACGGCTTCCCAACTTATCGAAAAAGATGTGCTGAGCTTTCTCATCGAATCCGATGGAAGGGCGGAGATAAAATGGCAGGTTGTCGATGATGAGTTTGTCTCGGTCATAAAGCTCCAGTACCTTGTCGTCGTCGATCGAGGCGGCCATCGCCCTAGTGTGATGGCGCGCTGTCATTGCATGGACGCTGATGGCGCGGCCCAGTGCGGTCGCTCCCAGTTGTCGCGCCTTGTGCAGGAAGATGAGAATGCCATCGACACTCTCTCCGCGCGAAGCCATATCGACCATCTCGTCCTCGAGACGTGCGATGAAGCGCAGGAGAATCTCTTGAGATTCCCATGGCGACGAGAACGTCTCAAGGCCTCCTTGGTCCACCAGCAGGTGAGCGTAGCGCGTGAGCCAGTAGCGGAAATCGATCATCGACAGGAGCTGCTCGTTGCGGATGAACGCTCTCTCTTCCGTGTTGAGGTCGCGCGCGAGCTGGCCGTCTTCCTTGACGAGTCGCTGCAAGTCCGATTTGCGCTGCATCACCTCGGGGATGTCGTAGCGCCTGAGCGTCAGCTTGGTGGCCGCTTCGACTTTTGATTGCGAGCGTTCGATGAGTCGCGTCGAGTACATTAGGGTCTAATCACCCCAATAATATAAATCCACATCTTGGATGAGTACGGTGGACGAAAGTAGGCCCATACGCAATCCTTATAGACACTGCGAAATCTAAGTTTGATTCTAGGCTTCACGGCACAATCTCCGCATCGTCGCTATCGTCAATCTCTATGCGCTTCCGCGCCTCGTCCAGCTCGCGCTTCATCGTGGTCTCGTCATCGCTATAGGTGACGCCGGGAGGCTCGCCCTTCAGTTCCTTTGAATCGACGGGAGCGATGCGGTGGCCGTAGGCATACTCTAGGTGGAGTTCGAGGGCGTGGGCGATTCGCTTCAGCTCACGAACGAGGAGCTTCACGTCACTGTTGATTTCGATGAGGCTCATGCGAGGAACACCACTACCGAGCCGAGCACATACAGAGCGACTAGGACGGCGCGTGCCCAGCCCTCAAGCATCCTCAGCAGCGCCACTAGGACGATAAACCACGCGATGAACTCAATCACTGGTAGTCCTCCAAGTCGAGGCTCACATATGATTTTCCGAAACAGAACGTTTCGAGAATCGCTCGTTCTACTCTGGGTCGATTCTTGTATTCCATCCACCGGAACACACGGTTAACTGTGTAGTAGAACTCGCGTGTCCAGCTTCGGTCGTTGCCCTTTGGGAATACGTGGACGCTCATGGCCTCACCCCGTTGTTCCAGACTCCGTAGACCTCCCAGATGACGAACCCGAGCAGAATGAAGCCGACGATGATAATGACCTTCTGGAGCGTCGAGTGCTGCGGCTCAAGTGGGTGGGTCATTTCACCGGCTCCGCTTTCACGTCGAGCACATCCCGCACCGAAGCCATAGAGTCCTCCATCGTCGGGGCGCCGCCCATATTCTGCTGGATGGCCACGAGCGGCCCGCGGTTCCCGGTGAGCTTCATCGTCTCGAAGAGGAGCTTTCGGGAGTCGGAGTCGCCGACCTGACGGATGGTGCCGGCACCGTCGCACACGAGGCACTTCTTCCACATCCCCCGGCCCTCCTCGTCGAGCTTCTGCAACACCACCTTCTTCTTTGTATCTGGGTCCTCGACTATCTCGGTGACCGCGATGACCTTCGTCCCTTCGCAATTGGAGCAGGTCACCTCCTTGGACTTCGAGTCGATGGCGACGTCCTCGAGCACCTGAGGGACGTGGGCGCTCATCTTGAGCAACCCCTCGTCGAGCCGATAGCGCTGGATGTAGTGGAGAACCTGGGGGTAAGTGAGCCCGACGTCCTTAGCGAGCTTGGGGAGCGAGTGCTTCCTAAAGGCGGGATCCATGAGCCGCATGAGGAGCTGCTGGGCGCGCTCATCCGGGGCGGCGTCCATCGCGCGCTCAAGCTCGGCGCGGGGCACTGAGGCCTCTAGACGGCGGAAGACTTTGTCGGTGTAGGGCTTCCCTTTGAGTGGGACGAGCTTCATCTCGCCCGTCTTGGGGTCCTTGACTGCGCGGCGGCCGGCCATTATAGCTCCGCCCCCTCTGGGAATCCTTGTACCTTCTCGGGAGTCTTGAGGACGCTTTTGGCCAATCCGACCTGAACACGCTCACAAGTCCAGCAAATTATGCGCGGATCGATTTCGCGGACGCTATATCGCTGCTTGCAGTTCGAGCACTCACGCCACCCATAATCGCGGAAATCGGGGCTAAGACTCATCATGGGCCTCCACATAGACTATCTTCCGCTTGAAGCCGAGCGTCCTAGCCAAGTTTGCGCTAATTTCGCGCCGACCGCCTGTGATGTCGCTCAGATAGGATTGGCTGATTTTGAGATGCTCGGCCACTTTAAGCCACGACTCGTGCTCGTCGTAGAGTGCGTAAATTTTATCCATCGCGGGATTATCGCTCATACGCTTATCAAGGGAACGATACTTCAATTCGCTGATTTGCGTCAAGCCCTAATTTGAAAATTTTTTATAGAAAAGCGCACGACCGGTCCGCGGTTTCAGCCCCGCCCCTCCCACCCCCTTTGGAAATGACAACGATTATGCCATTCCATATACTATTACCACTTAGTACACTAGCGGGTGGGCGCTGCGGGGCGAGTGGAGTGACCGCGCTACAGTGGATTACTTATCAGTATTCAAGTCGAAAGGGTTAGGATAATGACAATCGCTGGTATCATCAGAACAATCAGTAAAGGTATTGACGCGGCCGCCGGACTTATACGCTGCGAGCTCGGCGCAAGTGATATCGAACGGTGCGCGGCGAGTGCCGCGTGGCATCGTGAGGATGCGCGATCCATGCGCGAATGTTCGCTCGCACTTGCCGCAGTGCAATTCCCACGATTCATCGTTCCATTTGGTCTGGTGGACTGTCCTACATTTCGGGCATACCCAGGTTATAGTACCGCGTATGCGGACTACTGGGAGCGGGTTTGCCCACAAGTGTGCCTGAGAGGTCGCTGCCATCGTTGGTATCCAATATCTAGGGTAGCATGGGCGCTGGGGCTAGGGCGAGAGTGTCTCATTGTGAGATATCCACACTCTACAACTATTTTGGTACTGGTACGCATTTTCCCACAAATAATGCTTGACAATGATTATCATATTAAATAGGATTGGCGTATTGGAGGTATCGCACGATGCATCACATAGAACTCTGGCACGGCAAGCACTTCTCAGCGTGGTTTGACCTGTACGCTCACCGTTATTACGTTCTGGAACATTCCAACCAATCCGAGTTTACTATGGCGTGTGACTCTGATGCCGTGGACACGGCGAAGTCCTGGAACGCGCGCAAGGCACAGGACGCGCATAGGCTTGGCGCCAGCTCCACGCCAGCGCATCACGCGACCGTCCTGCCATAGCGGGGCGATTGCCTTGCTCCGTCCCATTCGCGAGAGTGGGACGTGTGGAGGGTAATCACACTCCAATCCAACACGAGAGGGGAAAGACGATGCCAATAGCAACGAAGCAAGTCAAATCGGCAAAACGCATCCTGAAGGTTGTAGTCAAGCGGATGTACGACACGGACGCGGACACGTCCTATCTAGGCGAGTATAGTAATTCGCGCGAGAGTGAATATTCGATTGACCGCGCGCACGTGTTGGACTGCCCAGTCAACACGGGACAGGATAACGCGGAATGGCAGGAGCAGGACGGGGAGACGTGCGATTGTGTTGGAGACGACTGGAATCGGCGCGAATATCGCTATTTCAATCCCTCATCCAACTACGAAGGCGACACGCCCGAGAATATCCGCAAGTATGTGTTGCAGGATTACTCGCGCATGGAGGGGCTGAATCACGATCAATGGTGCTATCTGGGGATTCGCGCCGAAGTACAGGTACAGGCGAGTCACGGAGCTGTTATCCAGAATTTCTCCTCAGGCGGACTGTGGGGAATCGAATCTGACTCTGACAAATCGTATTTCGCGGAGATAGAGCAGGAGCAGCTAGGCGAGTTGCGGGAAGAGTTGCTGAGTTACGGATTCTCCCGGCGCGCGATTGCGAAGGCGTTCAAGGATGTGGAGCACGTAGACGAGTAGAGTGCCCTGCCAGCTCGCCCAGTGACAGCACGCGTGCCGGGCGAGCGGGGAGTGCAATCGCTCCAATCACGTCCGGTCAGGACGTTAAACACGGAGGTTTCACGATGTCACGCAAAGAACGGCATGAGTTTATCGCGATACTGTACGAACACTCGCCGCATCAATGGAAGGAAAGCGATCCGCCGATGTTCATCCAACGAAACGCCGAGTTATTGATGCGGTACAGCGTCACGTTGCATCGATTGGCGGAGGAACTCTGCAACGGGTATCAGGACTATAAAGGGAACTGGGACGAGAAACGCACGGATCGCGCGGAGAAGAAACAAGCGCGAATTGAGGCGCGCGCGGCACAGGTCGCAGCGGCGATTGGTGGCAAGGTAATTACTGGAGGCGATCCGCGCGGGTGTGTGCTCAAGATTATCTTCCCCGATGGATTCACGAACGATTGGGGACGCGAAGGAATCTGCGTACCAGCATAAGTACGCAATAGTAACGCTTAGTGGAGTGTGATTCAGTAGACCGCATGGAGGTGCGGCACGCATGACAGCACGATTATCCACAGAAATAGAAACGACAGAGGCGATTCTCGAGGGCGCGCGCACCGATGAGTGCGGCACCATAGCGCGTGGGGAGTTCGACACTCACCGCAATTGCGTCCACTTAGAGCAATCGTTCCGGGACGTTGACGCGGATGACGTGGCGTGCTACGCCCATTCGCTCGACCTGGATTCGATAATTGAGGTGAGGATGGCCCGCATAGAGATGGCCTACTTAGATGCTCAATTTGAGGGCATGGAACGGTGGCGCCAATGACTCAGCTAAACGCCCGCGCGCCCGCCGCTGAGGCTCACGCCTCAATCCACACTCACCGCTGCCAATCGTGCAATAAGCTCCGGGTGTGCTTGCAGGCTGAGCCGTGCCCCAATCGCGTGATTGAGTACGAGAAGAGATGGTTCTGCGCGAAGTGTCGAGAGGAGGCTCAAAGTGGACACAGTTAGAGTGTTGCGAATTATTCAATACGAGGGACCACGCGATAGGGTGGAGAAACAGATAGCCCAATCGATGCATGGAGGCCCAAAAGATTGGGGAAATGGCGTACGAATCAGCGTCGCGACAATCGGCACATACCCTGAAATTATCGCGCCTATCGTACAGCCAGCCTTAGAGATGAGTGATTGGGAGCGGTTCCGCAACTGGCTAATGCGCCTCTGGAGGATGCCATGATACTCGACCATGACAAATCCGGCCGTCCTGTCCAATGGTCGGCCGAGGAGCAATTGCGTCGGCAGCGGAAAGCGCTCAGGGAGGGGATCCTGGCGTGCATCCTGATTCTGCTTGGGTGGATCATCCTCCTAACACTCGTAGCGCCGCGCCTGAAAGGGCAGGAATTGGCCCTAGCAGGCAATATGGGCGTACTTAGCCCGGCGGAGTCTCTACCATCGATACCAGCGCCGAAAGTAGCGCCTACCCCCATAGCTATCAGGAATCCGACCACTCTAGGGAGGTTCTGGGACACTCCCAACCGGGCTAGCGCCGTCGCTATGCTCAGTCTCGCGGGCGCGGACATGGCCCAGACGTGCCGATTCCTAAGCCGAGGGTGCCATGAGGACTACCTGACCCAGTCGTGCGCGGGCAATGTCGCTCTGACCGCGGCCTTCGAGGTCGGAGCGATCGCGGGCGCGTGGACGCTCCACCGGAGGGGCCATCACAAATTGGAGCGGGTGCCTATGCTGTTTATGGCGGGGCAGAGTGCGCGGGCCCTAGCATATTCGAAACAGAAGGGAGGGTGGTAGATTTTACATCATTGGGGAGGGGGGTTGCCCAATATTGTACCCGTAAGCGCATATAAAATATATAAATAATATGAGTATCTCAACGTGTTCTCCCCGGACGTTCGTGGGCACCCCTACGAGGAAAACAGTCAAATGTCGGTTAGTTCGGCTAAGTCTCTGAGAATAGGCCTAATATATGGGCGCGAGCTTGTGCGAAATTGGGATTAAGTGTTGCGAAGGTTTTCTCATTATCCTCGATCTTGCGAGTCGAGAGCGTGAGGACTCCGATCTCATGCAAATCATCTAACTCCCTTTGTAATGAAGTACGTGCGAGGCCGGAGGAGAGTAGAATGTCGCCAAAAGAGAGTTCGGTGTCATCCGGCATGGAATCGACGATTTTGAAGCGTTTTAGGGGCACCGAATCCATCGCAATCCTATACGCTAATTTCAAGTCTGTGGTAATTAGTGGACGGTTTTGTAGCGCCGAGTGACCGCACATGAGCGTTCGAAGCGCCTTGACCATGCGCGTTGGCTTCTCTTTTGGACCTACGTCGTCGATCTTGTGGGTGTATTCGTCGCGATGGACTGGGGTGCGGAGCCAACAAGAGAGGAGTGCGAGCTTCGTGATGGGCTCAATAAAGAAAGACTCAAGTGGAGGGGGAGGAGAGAACAAGGGAGCGCCCATATAATCCGAGGCGAGCTGTTGGATGATGCGGCTCATTTCCTCTTCGAGGCCGTCGTGCTCTTGGGCCTTGTTGGCGGTCATCTCGTCGTCACCGTCGCGCCAGCGGATGGTGAGGAATCGATCGCCCATAGAGCGGTGGACGCTCCAAGCCATTTCGAGCGCTGGCGTACACGCTGCAACTACGGTAACCTTGCCGGCCCAAACCTGAGAGCCACGCTCGCCAGTGTCTTTGGACCAGCGGCCGTCTGCGACTTCGCGGAGCTGGGCAATCACGACGGCGCGATCTTCACGGCGCATAGATAGGAATGAGGTAAAGTCTTTGAATGTAAGGATTCCCGTGTAGTTCTTGTCGCCATTGATTCGCTTAGGGAGACGATAGAGGAGACCAGATTGACCTTTTTTGGCACTTATGAGCGCTGCGGCTGTCAGTTCGCCCACGGGCTTGATATAGGGGAGGGAATCGAGAGAGCGGATAGCAATCTCGGTCTTACCGGAGCCCGAGGTGCCGACAATCCATAGCCAGATGGGCTTGCACCCGTCGAAGTAGTGCGCGCGATAGGCCGCGAGTGCCACGTCGAGAGCTTCTAGGTCCGGCTTGTGGAAATGCTTATTGAGATAACACTGGAGTTTACAACGCTTTATGGATTGATCTGAGGTCGCGGAACTGGCTGAACTATCAATAGGTGGCGTGGGCATCAGCTCTCCAGAACCGAAGCTGGGGCGCTCTGGAGAGCAGGCGCCCCGTGCCTCGGCAGATCGGATTCCATGCGGGAATCTCGGCATCCACTGGCCTGTGGACTCCAAGGTCATAGCACGATTTCTCTGGACAAGTCAAGCAAATAGGTGTATTATGATTATTCGAGCTGGAGGGCTCTCTGCATGACAATCTACTTCAGTGACCGGTCAAGATTCCTCGAATTCCAAAAATGTCCAACATCTCGTTATCTTGCTTATAGTTGGGGAGGAACCGGTCTCCGCAGAGTGAGGGCAACAATTCCGCTTGTGACCGGTTCCGCAGTACACGCGGGAATGGCTTCGCTGCTCAACCAAATCCTAAAGCTCGGCGACGTGCCCGGAGTGTGGGCTCACGTCGACGTCGATGGCGCCGTCGCCGCGGCGCTCGAGGAGTATGAGCTGGAGCTGATTGGGCGCGGTCTCGACGTTGAGCTGGGCGAGGACGCTCAATGGGTCACCGATGAGCAACGCGCGCTGATTGAGGGACTCGTGCGCGCTTACGCCGTCGCCCCCACCGGCTTGCAAGCTCTCCTCGAGCAATACCGTGTGCTCGAAGTGGAGCGCGAGGACGTGTGGGAGGGATTCACTCACGCGGGGCTCGCTGAGGATGGCGCCCGAATCGATTTCCAAGCGCGCGCTGACGGATTGCTACAGGAGCGGGGCTCCGCGGACCTCTATGTGCTGTCGTTCAAGACCGCTTCGAGCTTCGACTATCGCCAAGAGGCGAGCAATCGGCATGATGTGCAGGGGCTCAGCGAAGCCGCTGTGATTGAACGTGGCCTGCGCGCTACGGATCCCGACGCGAGAATCATGGGCATCCAAATGGTCTATCTCATCAAGGGACAGCGCACTCAGGGCGAAGAGGGAGGCAGATATGTCACACAATCGTCGCTCATCCATCCGTGGAGGAAAGAAGGGATCACGGAAGCGGAGTATGCGTGGAGATACAAGTGGGCAGGTCCAGATGTATGGCCCGATTCTGGAAAATTGCGTGGTCATACTCTGGGAAAAGGGTGGACTCGAGTTGATATCTGGCAAGATGTCGGTGTCAAAGCGTGGATTGACATGCTTAACAGCGGCACGGTCCAGAGCGACCTCGGTGACCCTTTCGACTCTATAGTGAACATGCCTCTCCCTTACTTCAGGCAGGACAGGGACGTTCAGGACTGGATTGAGCAAGCGCAGAATCAAGAAGCGCGAGTCATCCAAGATCATCAGGCGCTAGAGGGAGTCCGCGTCAATCAATCGGAGCTGATGCGCTCCGTCGTCAATGCGCTGGCGCCGGGCTATCGTCGCTCATGTGATTGGCCCTCGAAGTGTCAGTTCCAAGAGGTGTGCTTCGGCGATTCGAGCATGTTCACGTCGCCCTTGAGCACGGGCTTGTACGAGATTCGCCGACCGCATCACGACGCTGAGGCGGCGGCGTTCCGGGCCAAGAGCGAAGTTGTGGAGGAATCAAATGAATCTCGATGACCGATTTATGCTTTCTTGGGCTATCGACCTCCAGCGCCACAGTCTCTATTCATGTTGCACGTGCGGATCTGCTGTTGCTGCAAATGATCGTGAAAAGCATAATGACTGGCACGATGAAATGGAGCGTTCCGTAACATCGAATCACGAAGCTGTCGAGGACGCTGCTGCAGGGGAGAACTGACATGAAATGTTCAAATGGTCACAAGCCTCCAGTTCCCGCGCTCTGGAAGGTGGGGAGCGTTGTGCTCTGCACGGATTGCATGAAGCGCGCTGCGAAGAAAGGGATGAGCGCGGCGATTGCTGCTCTCGCGTACTCGCAGCGCCGTTCCACGAAAGAAATGTTGTATCGGCACAAGCAGGCGCGTAAAATCGCTTGACATTCCCAGTAAATATAATTATAATAGGTGGAGAATGAGCAACCGAGTCAAATGTCGATTCTGCAAGCACCGCTGGGTTCCACGCGCTGATAAGCCGCTAGCGTGCCCGAAGTGTAAGCGCTACGAGTGGGAGAAGGAACCCGAGAAGCCGCAAGAGCCCGAGGCTCCGGTTGAGGCGACGACGAGTCAAGAGAAGTAAGCGCTCTGGAGGGGGCGATCTGATGGCCGAACTAATCTGCGAATATGGAAGTAGCGGCGCCGGCAAGACTGCGGAGATATTGCGCCTAGCGAAGTTTGTGTTCGCGCGCACTGGTAAGAAACTCCGGCTTGCGTCGTGTGATGGCGGCGGGTGGAAGCCTCTCGACGGCGCAATCAAAGCCGGCCTGATTGAGCCATGGGGAATCAGCGCCCTCGAGAATCCACGCTCGGTCCTGCGGAAGCTCAGCCAAGGCTTCTGGCCCGAAGTCACCAATAAGAACGGTCAGCTCGGCCTGCTACTCCGCGCTCCGTCATCGAAGACCTGGGACGAAGTGGGCGCGCTCGCCATCGAAGGCCTCACGTCGATCGCTAATATCATCATGCGCGATGCGCTGAACCGTCAGCTCAAGGTGGCAGGCGACGACCCACAGGCTCAGTTCAAGGAAACCGTCACCGTCGCGGGCGTCGATGGCAAGGAACTCACTCAGGACGAGAAATACTCCTTCGCTTCCCGCGGCAATTACAATGACGCTCAGCGCGCGGTCTACGACATCATCACCAACTATCGCTCTCTTCCCGTCGCCTACGTATATACATCGGCGCTCGAGACGAAGGGCGAGGAGGAGGACACGAAGAAAACAATCGTCGGCCCGGCTGTCATTGGGAAGGCTGTGACGTCGCAGGTGGGAAGCTGGGTCGGCGACCTTTTGCACGCGGATGATTTCTTCGTGGATGAGCCCGACCCCACGCATAAGCTGAGCGCGGACCAGATCAAGCTCGGAGCGAAGCAACGGACGATGCAGGTGGTGAAGCGCAGGGTGTGGTTCATGCGCCACCCGGACCCCGTGAGTGGGCTCATCTTCCCGGCGAAGCCCCGCGTCGCGCCTGAGATGCTCCCCAAGCTGCTCGAGAAGTTCCCCGGCGGTTACTACGAGCCGACGAGCGAGTGGGGACTCGACAGGTACTTGGAAACCGTAGAGGATTTGCAGGCTCAGGCAGCGACGGATTTGTCGAAGTGGATGAGCGAGAAGAGGCCGCAGGCGAAGGAATCTGTAGCGGTGAAGTAAGAGCACTGGAGGGTGCAATGGGCGTAGACGCAGAAATGATGTTCACGATGGCAGTAACCCCGAATCCAAAACGGCTCCGAGAGATTCAGTATCTCTTGATGGAGCGCGTTGGCCGGAGCATCTTTTGGACGGACAGCTATGTAGATAAAGACAAAAAGCAGGCGCAAGCGTTCCTTGTGCCCACAAATGAAGGAGATATCTGGGACGGCCCTTCGGTGAATTTGCCCAACATGGTCCGAGTCAAGCTGTTCTGCCGCTACTACGGCGAAGGATATGAGCGCGGACCTGCACTCGAGCTGTGCGGAACGATGCTCGTTCTATTAAGCCAATCCGACGTAACATCTGTTTGGTATGGAGGAGATTCTTCAGGTGTTCACGGAGAGAACTACACACGAGCGCGGGTTCATATGCTGCTCGACTATTACTGCCGTTCAGGACATGAACCTTATCGTCGAGCGTTTCACAAAGATGGCGAAGGGCCGACACCTGACTGCTCCTACTGTACGGTGCCCATGATTCGGAATGGATTTGGTGGCTCTTATGCAAACTTCTATTGCTCTGGCTGTGGCGAGACACTGAAGCTGAAGGGAAACGATTTCCATGCGTGGGTGGATGGCACGCTTAACATTGTCGAATACCCGCGATTCAATGGAGTAGCACAACCAGTAAACACAGAGTTATTTTAAGGAGGATTCAAGTGGCAGCAAAACGAAGCGGAATTGACCGCGTGCTCTCGTTCTACCGCGAAGCCTCACCCGACGTCGTCCGCGTCACTCACCAGCTCGCCGGAGAGATTATCGCGGAGCGCGGAATCGGCGCGAAGGCCAACGGGAGCGCGAAGCCCAAGCGGGTCTATACGAAGAAATCCAAGCTCGCCAGTGGAGTAGCGGCGAGCGGGACAGATGCAAGTGGAGGACAGCAATGAGTGATATCGATCTGAAGGAGAAGGCAAAGCAGGTGGACTTAAATGACCTCCAGCTTGCCGATGAACTCGTGGACGTGCAGGGTGATGCGGATGCATTCGCAGGCCCACCGCCCCCAACAGACGGCGACTACCGCGTCAAGCTCAGCTTGGGGAAGCGCGGCGTCAGCCAAGGGAAGGCAAAGGACGGCAAACTGTTCTACATGGCCGATGTGAACGCCAAGGTCACGACAGGAGAGTTCGAGAACCGCATTCTGTTCGACAACGTCTCTACGATGGTCATGCAGAACACAGGGACGTCGAGGATGGCCGGGGTGCTCAAGGCTCTCGGAGATCCAGTCGGCGGCCGCGTCTCCATTCTCGAGACCACGCGCAAGTTCGCCGACAAGCTCGCCGGCGAGCCCGAAGTCACGGTCCAGACCCAATGGACCGCCTACTGTCAGGACTGTAAGGCTGAGAACGACGCGAATAAATCGCGCGGGAAGAAGGGCGGAATTGTGCTCCGCGGCGAGAAGCGGTTCCCGCAGAACGGCGGAGGGCATCATCGCGCACAGGTCGAGTGTCCCAATTGTGGCTCTCTGCTGAACGCTCGTGCGGAGATCGTGGCCTATAAGCCTCTGCCACCGGAGGCCTAACCGAGATGGGACGCCCACGAAGGCCCAAGCGCAGCTCCAAAAGAGCCAAGTTCTCAGAGAGCGGGAATGCGCGTAAGCCCCGAGAGCGTCCCAGCAAGTCCAGTCCCTTACCCAAGAAGGCTCCGACCCCTACGGATTCCCCTCCGTTGGAGCCTTCGGGGGCTGGTCCAGAGAGCGTAGAGAGCGTGATGAGAATCCTGCCGCTACGAACGTGTCTGGTGAGCGAGGGGCGCAGTGAGATGAATGGAGATAGGTTCTGGACGAGGACCTACGTTCTACCAAGTGGACGCGAGATTCAGGTGAAGACGGTGATGGAGATGGAGCGAATAAAGTTGACAGCCGCTATCAAACAGTAGCAGACTGTGAACATGAAGATATGTACGTATTGTCACCTACCACGAAGGTCAGAGCAATTCTGTTGGGAACGAAAAGGAATAAAGAGAGAAACGCAATGTGTATTTTGCAAACGAAAACGGAACAACATACGCAATCGCTATCTCCGACTTCAAGTACTGAAGCACTACGGAGGCGACCCACCAAAGTGTGCGTGTTGTGGACAAACCTTCGTAGAGTTCTTATCGCTGGATCATATCAATGGAGGCGGGAGCCAGCAGCGAAAAAAGATTGCAGGATCAGGATGGTGGCGCTGGATTGTAAGGAACAACTTTCCAGAAGGATTCCGCGTGCTGTGCCACAATTGCAATCAAGCAATCGGAATCTATGGCTACTGTCCTCATAAACAGAAATCAGTGCAAGAAGAGTGGGCGACAGCTTATGATCCGACAACGCCGAATCGAAGCTACAAGCTGACGCAAAAGTCCGTGGATGAAATTAGAGCAAGGATTTTAGAAGGGGAATCTCAGTGCAAATTAGCTTTAGAGTTCAATGTTAGTCGCGCAACTATTTGTATGGTGAACAAAGGAAAACGGTGGGGTGATGGAGCAGATTGATCTAAATTCGGATAATCTTCTGGATGAAGAGGTAGAGATTCGTCCTGACGCTGAATGCGAGCCTCCTTGTTCTTTCATAACCGGAGTAGCTGGAACTGGAAAAACGTTTGGAGTTCGTAAAGCTATTGAAGATGATTCTTCATGGGGATTGCTAACTGCGACTACAGGAATTAGTGCAGTAAATCTCGGCGCCGTCACTCTGCATAGCGCGCTCGGGCTCCAGCCTGACTCAATCGAAGACGACTATGCGAGCGGGAAGCTCCAGCGCATCCTGCACCGGGTCGCGCTCCGCACTCATCGTCTCGTCATAGATGAGATGTCGATGCTCGGCGGCCGGGAGATGCTCGACTTCATCTATCTAGCAGCGAAGGAAGCGAATGTCTACGCCGACGTGAAGGAACCTTTAGGGATAACGCTCGTGGGCGACCTCTGCCAGCTTCCCCCGATTAATCAGAGTTGGTGCTTCGAGGCTGAGTGCTGGCCCAAGTTCGACGCCGCGACGACCAAGCTCACGAAGATCTGGAGGCAATCGGATGCCACTTTCATCGATGCTATTAATCGCATTCGCTGCGGGGATGGGCGCGGGGGTGGGCCACTGCTTAGCCAAGCTGGTGTTCAATTCGATCGAGCAGCGAATCCGGCGTTCGATGGAACGACGATCGTGGGAACGAACGATGAAGTTGCTCGGTACAACAACATCCACTTCATCAAGCTCAAGTCTGCAGCGATGCGCTACCGAACTGAGCGCTGGGGAAAGCAGCGCTCCGAATGGGTCAAGAATATCCCCGATACGCTGGAGATGAAAGAGGGCGCTCTCGTAATGATTCTCGCGAACGACACGTCGAGAGACCCAGTTACGAAGGAGCCATTGCTGCGCTGGACGAATGGTGATTGTGGACATATTGAAACGATGGGGCCAGTGAGCGTCACCGTGAAGCTCGTCCGCACCGGAGCCGTCGAGACTATCCGAGCGATAGAGCGCGAGAACGGGCAGAAACACTCACCTGAAGAGTTCTCGGATGAGGATTGCCAGGAGGCGAAGAAGAATCACACGCGCCTGCCTGATGGCTCCTACTGGGACGCCGAGAAGCGGATTTGGGTGAGGGGCACCATCCGTTACCTGCCGGTGCGCTTGGCCTATGCAACGACCGTTCACAAGTCTCAAGGCCTGAGCTTGGACAATATCCAGGTGGACCTACGGCATAATTTCGTCGGAAAGCCGAGCATGATCTACGTCGCCATCTCGAGAGCACGCACTGCGGCGGGATTGAGGCTCATTGGGAACGCTGAGCTGCTCGCGCGGCGGTGTAATGTGGATGAGAAAGTGAAGAGGTGGCTCTGATGGCGCGGCACAAGAATGCAGATTGGGACTTGCCGAAGAACGCGCAGAACGGATTATCGTGGAGCCACGTTCCAGTAGCGGTCCTGATGGATATCCGCGACGAACTTCAGACTCTGAACAGGTTGCTAGGCTGCCCGAACTTCACAGGTATTCCACACACGCTCAATCAGATTCGCCGCAAGATTCCCACGTTGCGGAAACGGAAGCGCTGATGCCCATCCTCCCCAAACCCGACTCCTGCTCTTCGTGCTCGCTCTACGGCGACGCTAAAGGATTCTGCCGTAACGAGGGCCATGGAACATCGGGCGTTCTCGTCGTGGGTGAAGCGGCTGGACATAATGAGCGTCAAGATGGCCTTCCCTTCCGGCCCTACGCCCAATCGGGCTCATTGTTCGAGCGCGCCCTAAAGCGCTGCGGCCTCTCGCGCGACCAGTTCCACATCACGAACGTCGTCCGCTGCCAGCCTCCACATGACCATCTCGTCGGCGCTCACTACGAGTTCGACGCGATTCAGAACTGTCATCAGTATCTATCGGAGACGCTCCGAGTGTTCAAGCCTCGCGCAATCTTGGCACTCGGTGGCACTGCGGCGCGGGAGCTGACCGGATTCAGCGGGACGAAAGAGGGTGTCTCGTTCATCCGCGGCTACGCCATCCCATGCGCGCTCAAAGAGGCAGAGGGTGTCCCCGTCGTCTCGACGTTCCATCCTTCGTTCCTGCGCCAAGGGAAGCCCACTTACTTCGGCGTCCTGGTGCATGACCTGATGCGAGCGGTCCAGGTGGCGAAGAACGGTCCAGCTACGCCTATTGCGACGACCTACCAGACCCATCCTTCGCTCGACGATGCTCTCGCCTTCGAGCAGCGCTGCCGGAGCGAGCAGGGCCGATGGCTCACCTACGATATCGAAACGCCCAATTCGGCTGAGATGAGCGAAGATGAACGTGACGAGGAGCGGAGCTATGACATCCAACAGATTCAATTCTCTCTGGGTATTGGTGAGGGGATTGCGTTCCCGGCTCAACCAGAGTTTCTCGAAGTGGCACGCCGAATCATGGCTCTGGAACACCGTAAGGCTGGTTTTTACAATCATCTATTTGACGATGCACGTTTACGTGCGAATGGCTTTGCGCTAGGTGGCCCGCCTCCTCACGACCTTTACGAAATGTGGCATCACATGCAGCCTGATTTGCCTGCCAATCTACAGTTCGTGGCGAGCTTTTACGGAATGGATTCGCCCTGGAAGCACCTTTACGGAGTCGATCTGGCCCTCTACGGCTGCGCTGACGTGGATGCTCCTCATCGCATATTGGAGCGTCTACCCGAGCAGCTCAAGAAGCGCGGCCTCTGGGACGGCTACGAGAGACTCGTCTACTCGGTGAGGCCCATCCTAGACCGGATGAGCGAACGGGGGATTCCAATCAACGATGAGCGTCGGCGCGCCTTCGGCCTCGAATTGGACGTCGCCGCGGCAGAGGTGGACGCCGAGATGCAAGCGCTCGTGCCAGATGAGATTAAGAACGTTCATCCGAAGCAGGGCTACAAGAAGGTGCCAAAGGACACGACGGGCTTAGTAAAGCGCGAGTTCCTCGTGGCGAAGGTTGAGAAGACCGATTCGTTTCTCGAGGCAACTCCTGATGGGACGTTCGTTGAGCGCTGGTGCCGTCTCGAACCCTTCAAGACCTCATCGCAGCAACTTATCCGGTACATGAAGCACCGCGGCCATCCTGTGCCGATGAACATCAAGAAGGGCCGCGAGACCTCCGAGGCGAAGGAGCTGGAGCGCCTCGCGAAGAAGACTCACGACCCGCTCTACCGGAAGGTCATCTGGCACCGCGAAGTGCGGTTGATGAAATCGACCTTCGTCGATGGATGGGCGCCGAGTGAGCGCGACGGCCGGGTGCATACGACGTTCACGTTCGCGCCGGCTACGCTCCAACTATCCAGCCGCGACCCGAACGTCCAGAACGCCCCAGAACATGAGAAGGAAGGGCGCACGACGGGCCTAGCAGATAAGTTCCAGCGCATCATAGAGGCACCCAATGGCTATAAAATCGTCAGCTTCGACCACAAATCATTCCACGCGCTCACGCTCGCGCACCTCGCGCAGGATGAGGATTACATGCGTGTGGTGCGGCTCGATGTTCATAGCTTCCTTGCCAGTCAGTTCCTCAAGCTTGCTCCGGCCAGTAAGCTGCTCAGTATGCCTGACGACGAACTTCGCGCGTTTCTCGCCGGTGTTAAACGTGCCCATCGTGGAGTACGCGATACCAAGGCTAAAAGAACTATCTTGGGATGGGGCTTCGGAATGCAGAAGCGTACCCTCTACAACACATATATGGAATCCTTCGCCTCGGAAATTGAAGCCGGGCAGATGATTCAACTCCTCGAAGCCTCGTTCCCGAAGACCGTCAAGTGGAGGAAGCAGATCCAGTTCAAGGCACACTACGACACCTATCTCGTGAATTCGTTCGGAGCCATCCGCTGGTTCTGGGATGTGTTCAACTTCGGCCCGAACGGTCAGCTACGGAACGGCGAGCAGGCCGAGCAGGCCATTGCCTACCTGCCGGCGTCGAACGCCTTCGGGATGATGCGCGAAGAAGCGCGTGAGATGGAGCGCCGAGGACTAGATGAGCGCTTCGGCCTCGTCAACAACGTCCATGATGCGTGGAAGTTCGTCTGCCGCGATGCGCTCGTCGAGGAGTGCCTCCACACAATCAAGCCGCTGATGGAAGCGCCCTCGGCGACTTTTGGCGGCCTGTGGTGCGCCGTCCAGGCGTCGGTGGGCCAGAACAACGCCGCGAAGTCGGCGGAGAATCCGAATGGAAGGGAAGAGGTGAACGTCAATGTCCAAGATCCGATTGTCGAGCGCGCAGTGCGAGAGAATCCGGGAGTCGCTGCGGCACTATGACGCGCAAAGGGGCCAAGGGCGTCACGCGCCGGTCGAAGACCTCGTCGAGGAAATCCTCAACACGGTCCTCCCCGAGATCGAGTTCTCGACGCAAGTGCGCGAGGAACGACCTTATGAACTTGCGGAGCTTATTGGTGGAGGCGTGCAAGCTGCTGGAGCAGTACTACCCCGAACTGTTCACGCGGAGGCTCCGAGTGTGGTGGACGGCGCAGAAGCTCACAGCGCGGAAGCCGGAGCGGAACGACGGCGCGACGATCGCGTGGTTGATGGATGAGATGAGGGAGCGGGCGGTAGGAGACGATTAGGGAACCGCCCATTTGGATTCTTGTAGCAGGGTTCAGGGCGGGAAGAGTTTTTAGGGGTAACCCGGTAAATGCAAAAACAGGAGCTATCGCACATGAAAGTTGTAATCAATGCTTGCTTTGGAGGGTTCAGCTTATCGCCGCGAGCGGTGAAGCGCCTCGCTGAATTGAACGGGCGCGAGTGCTATTTCTTCGTGTTCCAGCGAGAGCCGAAAATCGACTTCGAGGTGCTTCTTCCAATCACGCTCGAAGAACTGGAGGCGAAGAACGACAGGCTCGGCATGTTCTCAGCCTTCGACGTGCCGAATCCCGACGAAGTGATTGGCAAAGCATTCCGTGACCCGGATGGACTTTTCAAAACTTACAACGAGCGCCACTCGAAACACAGTTTGCCAAATGGAAGAGAGATTGAACGCCACAACCCGCTCCTGGTTCAAGTCGTGGAGGAGCTTGGACCGAGCGCAAATGGAAGCTGTGCGGAATTGCGAATCGTGGAAATCCCGGATGGAACGGACTACGAAATTGACGAGTACGACGGGAATGAACACATAGCAGAAAAGCATCAGACTTGGCGATAGCACAAGCTCAGGCACGTAGGCGGCCCGGTTTGCGCTAAGTAGGAAGTGTTTTCGGGCGGGGGCGGGGTGGAACAAAGGAGGAAGCGAATGCGATACGTAATCGAAGGTGAATGGACTGGATACCAAAGCTCACAGCGCCGCGTGTGTCACCGCGAAGTGCTGACCATTACCAATCCGAAAACGAGCAAGGTACTCAAGGCGCTGAAAAGCCTTTACTCGCTTCCATTTAGCGATGGAACTGCACTCATCATTTCGGTGCGCGAAGCCAAGTACCGCGAGAAGGTTGCGGAACTTCACGGCTACAGCAAGCTAATCCGCGATGCGATGTATGCGGAGATCGACAAGCTGGAAAAAGTGGAAGTGCCAGCTGGGCGGGGCGCGGAGGCATCCCAGTGAACGACGAGAAGCGGGCACTTTGCGTATGCGGGCATGATCGGGAAGCACACGCAGAAGAACAACCCTACGAGTGCTTATGCGAATTACGCGACGACGAATTTTGCGGTTGCGATGGATTTGAATATCCACGACTAGCCGCAGCCCTGGGCGGGAGCGAGGAGAGCGACGATGGCAAGTGAAGACTTGGAAAGGGCGCTGGAAGTTCGGCGAATCGTTATGCGCTACGTAGACCGTGAGGGTGAGATAGATCCGGGCTACATAGAGGAATGCGATTCGCAGGTTGCCGCAGAGTTCCGGGCCGTGCGGCTGGAAGAACACAAGCGCACCTGTATGGATTGCTTCGTCAGCGAACGCGATGGGATTTACAAATGCGGGCGCGCCTTGGAATTGGAGGTTGCATGAGCACCGGCGAACGAGCAGCGGGCGGCCCGAGCAAAGCGGCAAAGGAGAGCGGGGCGTGAACGTCATAATCGGATGTGAGTTCAGCGGGATTGTGCGGGATGCCTTCATTGAGCGGGGGCATGATGCCATCTCCGTTGACCTGCTGGACAGCGAGCGGCCCGGACCCAATCATATCGTTGGCGACTTGTTCAGCTTCCTGTCGCGCTCGCGGGTTAAGTGGGACCTGATGATTTTCTTCTGGCCCTGCACGAATATGGCGGTCAGTGGAGCAAGATGGTTTCACTTGAAGCGGAAAGAACAGGCCCGAGACGTGGCGGCGTTCAAGCGATTGATGGAATGGCCGATACCGAGAGTGGCCGGGGAGAATCCCATCGGCGTGTTAAGTACGCTATATCGCAAGCCTGACCAGATATTGCAGCCGTGGATGTTCGGGCATGGAGAGACGAAGGCTACCTGCATCTGGAAGAAAGGTTTGCCTGACTTGAAGCCAACGAACATCGTGAGCGGACGGCATGGCAGAGTGTGGCGCGAGGCTCCAAGCCCTGACCGCTGGAAGAATCGCAGCCGGACCCTACCAGGACTTGCGGAAGCATTCGCAGAGCAGTGGGGAGGCCAGCCATGACCCAGCGCGGTAGAGGAAGGCGGGTGCGGCGATGCGTCTATTGCAAAAAGTCGGGTGCGCGAGTCTTTTTATCGCCGGGTACCTACGCTCATAAACTCTGCATCTTGAATATTCGCAACGATTGGAGAAACAATGAATAATCCACACATCGAAAGTGGTATAGCGCAACTGAGGACTCGTTGGCCTCAAACTCATTTTCAAAAGAGTCGTTTCGGCCATCATCTGGTCGTGGTTCCGTCCGTGAATCTTCCCAAGCAGTATAGGGAAAACATCTGCACGGTTCTTTTCATTGCACCTCCGGGATTCCCGGCAGCGTGCCCTGACCACTTTTTCACTGACATCGAAATACGCTGTGCGGATAACCTGAGTATGCCCCACCGAACGAATATGGGAAACGGAGCACTACTTGAGCAGTTAGGCTGGCCCCAATGGAAAAATTCCCAATGGTGGTCTTGGCATTTGCAAATGTGGAATCCGAATCAAAGTTCGCTATACACATACATGAAAGTTATCGAGCAGAGGTTTCTCTCGCCGGAGAGGTTTTACAGGAATTAGGGCATGAACAGGACGGGGAGCGCCATTCAGAGGGGAGTGAGTCGCATCGGGTCACTCCAGCGAGCGGAGATGGTACTCGACAGAAAATCGAGGCAACTGCCGACGCTAGTACATCCTGAGGGGCCGTCGCGCAGGGACGAGGACGCGGAAAGGGTGACAGTGTGCTGGGTAGTTTACTTGTACGAATCCCAAGTAACGGAAGGCGCAGAGCTAGTCGGTAAATATCTGCGCTGGCCAGAACACAAGTTTGAAGGCGGATTCTGTATACGCTGCGGGGCGGCGCGGAAAGGGTGAGGTGAAACGATGAGCGGAGAACTGAGCGTGAAGTGGCAAGCAGTTAATGGCAACCGCGTAGATGCGGAATCTATAGCGAAATGGTTCTTTCAGGTTGACGACCCACGACAGCGAGAATGCGAAGCGCTGGTGAGTATTGCGCTTGAACAGGCCGCCGCCCTCGCCGAGAAGCCAGCCGAGCGGCCAGCGGACGATACGTTTTGGCGAGAAGTAGACTTGCTGGTTTCTGGTGAGGAGCGCAGGTGTCCAAAAGACCCGACGCACGAAATGTCGTGGCGGGGTATGCATTGTCAGGTGTGTGGGACTTTCGTTGGCAACTCGCCATCGCCAAAAGAACTTGCTATCGCGCTACAAACTGAGCGCACGCTACACAACGCTTGGGAGAAGCGAGCGTATCAAGCTGAACGAGAACGCGCCGAGCGGCCAGCGTGGGAGCATGACTCGGATAAGCTGGATTGCGAATGTCATGATTGCCAGAAGAACGCGATTGAGCAACTTTCGCATCAATTGGATGTTGAGGGCGCCGAGCGGTCACAGCTATCGGCGATCAGGGACAGCTTGGAATTAGCCATTGAGCATGTTAAGGGAGAGCGCAATGTGAGCGCCCGTGAGGTGCTGGAAGGGTTGCTGGCCCTGCTCACCGGAGAAGCGGAGAAGGTGCCCGAGTGCGTAGTGTTCACTCCCGGAATCGGTATATGCGGAATGTCTGAAGGTCATAAAGAGCCGCACCACTCCACGCCAGCCGAGCGGTCACAGCTATCGGCGCGCCCACAGCTTACCGGGCAAGCACTCAGGCATTTGGCCGATGTGACCTGCGGACTGGCTCCAGCATGGATGGAATTCCGCTGGCCAAAACTAGCAGACGCGATCAATCGCCTGCTCACCGGAGAAGCGGAGAAGGAGACAGCGGCATCGCCAGAAGAATTGACCATACATTTAGACCGCGAGAAACGCTGCACCTGTCATATGAGCAATCCGCTTTACTGGTGTAGGGTTCATGGCAAGTCGCCCGCCGCGCCGCCAGTGATCCAAGCGGAGCCAACAAGCGAGGACGTATTGGGCGAAGCAGAAAACCTTTGGGTTGTGCTTCGTGACTTGGATGATTATGACGAGACATTGCGGGTTATCGGAAGATTTGCCATCGCCATCCGCCGAGAGGCCGAGCGTGCGGCGCGAGCGCAGATAGAAAAGGAAAAGTGGGAGCCGTGGACCCGCGACGATGGCTCACCGTTGATTTGCAGCATTTGCGAGAAAGAGATTCCTCGCTGCGAGAGCGGTTGGATGGGCGACAGCGAGCAGAAAGTAGTTCAGCACATGGATTGCGGATACCAGCAACGAATCAAGGAGCTAGAGCGTGCGCTGGCCGACTCCCCAGTCAGCGGCGCAGCGAAGGAGACGAAATGAGCACACAAGAAGAACGCGATGCGGTACAGGAATTACGCGAAGCCGGATTCTCAGAGGAATATATTCGAGATTTGCGCCCGGAGTATGACGACCTGCTGGACGAGCGTGACCGCCTTCGTTCCCAGCGGAATGAGTTGCTGGCGCTAGTTAAGCGCATGGCTGACAGCAGGCCGTTCAGCTATGTCCAGTGGCAAGAATTGATTGCCGATTGTCATACAGCCATCAGCAAGGCCGAGCGCGGCCCCGTGCGGGACGGTGGAGGGAGCGAGTGAAGCCAGTTCTGGATGCGGCATGTGGCTCACGGATGTTTTGGTTTGACCGTGAGGATGAGCGTGTGGTGTTCATGGACAACCGCGAGGCCTCGTTTTTGCTAAAGGACCGCACAAGCAAGCACGGCCATCGTTCGCTGGTGGTAAAGCCGGATGTAATGGGCGATTTCGCGGCGATGCAGTTCGCAGATGAGACTTTCTGGCTGGTGGTTTTCGACCCGCCGCATCTCACTACGCGAGCAGGCAAGAACGGCTGGCAGGCAAGGAAGTATGGGCGACTAGAAGGAGATTGGCGCGAGATGTTGCGCAAGGGATTTAGCGAGTGCTTCCGCGTCTTGCGTCCCAATGGTGTGCTTGTGTTCAAGTGGAATGAGCAGGATATCCCCGTGTCACAGATTCTCGCGCTCACGCCGGAGCGTCCGCTATTCGGTCAGCGATGCGGCAAACTGGCAAAGACGCACTGGATTGTTTTTATGAAGTCGGCACGTGCCGCGAGCCAGCCGGAAAGGAAGTCCGAATGAACGAGCACAAGGTAAACGCTGAAAAGATTCGCAATCTCTTGAAGATTCTGCCTGAAATTCAGGGGATGGACGCGCAACTTACGATAACCATTTCCGCCGAAGAGCTTGCAAAACTGCCCAAAAAGCAGTGTGCCTCTTTTCTAGACAGCGTAGCTAAGATTGCCGTATCTATGCGAGAACGAAAGGGCCAATCATGAGCGACAGGGAGAAAATTAGATGGTTGTTTGGGCTGCTACTGCTTTCTAGTGCGATGGGAATCATACGAGTGCCGATGGAGCGCAGGGCGGGCCGCGCCGAGCAAGCCAAGATCGACGCAGCGAAGCCGCCAGTGATGAAGGACTATCCCCTAGCTGGAAAGCAAGCCGTATGTATGGCAAGCGGTGGGGTTGTGACATGCAATGTCCCACTTTCCGATGAGAGTATTACACTTCTTTCAGATGCCATTATCAAACAGTTACGCTCTTTGGGCAAAAGTGGCATGGGTGTATTAGAGGGAGATTCATCGGGATGGGTCCAGCAAGTGTGGCCATCCGCCCCCGCCCCGAAGCCAAGCAAGGGGAGCAAGGCGCGCCCTCACGAGACCCCCTTTGAAGTGCAGTTCTTAAAGGAAGGATGGATATATCAGAATCTCCATGTGGATTTAGTAAACAAAAAAGTTACAGGCGTATGCCCTGAAAAGGAAGCCGCCAAGGTAAGCAAGCCGCACTTGTTCAGGTGCGAAGGCTGTAAAGACGATATGGGCCTCACGGAATTTTATTGCCTCAACGGATGTCGGCCCGCCGCCGCTCCCAAGCCACAGTCCGCGCCACAAGGTTCAGTATTCACGCCCGGATTAGCGCCTGATGAAGCGGGGTGCAAAAGGATTGGCGGCACTTGGCGCGATGTGCGAGCAGTAGGTCTAGGTGGATACCCGCATTGCGTGCCCAAGCCACAGCCTGAGGTGCCGCAATGAGCATCGGCCAGCCACAAGGGATGCTGCTGAACGAGTTCGGCGAGCGTCTGCGCGATGCGTTCGGCGGAGAGGTTGCGTACCACGTTGGCTCCTCGCTCACCACAGAGAAAACGACGCACTGGCGCGATGTGGACGTGCGGCTGATGCTGGATGATGAGGCGTGGAAAGCGATGCAGTTAGGCGACCCAGCGAACCCTCACGGTAACGCGAAGTGGCGAGCACTCTGCATCGTATTCTCAGATTATGGGCGACACCTTACAGGATTGCCGATTGACTTCCAACTACAGCAGAGGACTCACGCAAACGCGAATTACAGCGTAGAAAAAGGCGGCCGGCGTTCGGCGCTAATCGTAGTGAATCACGAATTGGAGGCAAAGTGAGAACCTTGACCGGCTGGGCGATGCTGCTGTGGAGGTTGGGGGCGCTATATGCGAAGTGGCTGAAAGGAGGTGCCAAGTGAATACATGCTGGAAATGTGGACAACCACAAGGTCTAACTCACGTATGTTCAGGATTAGCGCAGTAACCGGGGCACACCGAGCGGAGAACGAGTGTGAGAAAGTTTGCTGTTGAACCGGGCCAAGTAGAAGTACATACTTCACGCAAAGGAGCTTTATGAGAATATCACGCAGAGAATTTGGAGGCCATCTGGTAGGCGGTGCGGCAGGACTCGCTCTCGCTGGTGCGTCAGTATCACTCGAAGGGTGCAGCGCTCTCGACAACCTGGTTACGTGGGTGCCGGTAGGACTCGCAGCGTTCGACGGCATTGCGGCTATCGTGGACGGCCCGTTCACGGCCATTGCCACCACGGTAGACAACCTGTGGGCCGCTGTGCAGAACGCGATCAACCTCTACCGGCACTCCACAGACCCGCAAGTAACCCGGCTCGACAAGGTAATCGCCACGCTCGACGCGCTCTCCGGTGGACTCACACAAGCTCTCGCCGCGCTGCCCATCAGCATCCCCTCGGCAATCCTCTCGGCGGCAAAGCTCGGCTTGGCGTTGCTCATCTCCACGCTGAACAGCATCCGCAACAAGCTCCAGCCTGCGCCAGTTCCAGCGGCGATGAAAGCGGCTATCGGCTCGGTGGCTCCAGCCAAGAACAAGAACGACTTCATCAAAAAGTTCAACGCGATTATGCAGGACAACGGTCAAACCTTGAGGGTTAAATAATGAAGTTCGGAAAGCTACCCGCCGTCCGCAGCCTCAAAATGGCTTCGATGTCCAACCACATGAACATGAGGCTGGTCAAATCCCGCCCTGTACGGGCATGGGAGCGCGACATCGTTCTAGGGATGCTGGGCAATGACAGGATCGGCCTTTGCACGGTAGCTGCGATGTACCACCTGCGAATGACCCAACGCTCCGTAGCGCGAGCGGGAAGTCCACTTCTCGTCACGGACGCGGAAGCGATTTCCGACTACTCCGCCATCACAGGATACGATGGGACCGAAGCAACGGACAATGGGGCAGTTTGCCTCGACGTAATCAACTGGTACAAGGCCAAAGGGATTATTCTTGGCGCGGCCAGTGTTGACGTTCAGAACATCGAAATGGTGAAGGCCGTCATCGATATCTTCGGCGGAATCTACACGGGCTTCACCGTTCCACAGTCGATGGTGGATGAGATAAATCAGGGCATAGACCCAACCTTCAAGTTCCTGCCGAATGACAAGCCCACGAACGAAGGGCACTGTGTAAATTGGGAAGGCTACGGCTCCATCGGTTCCGCTCTAGATTCATGGGGAAAGCTCTATAGGACAGTGTGGGAGTTCTGGCAGCAATGGGTTACGGAAGCCTACGCCATCGTAACCCCCGATTGGATTAAGGCCTCTGGCGTCTCGCCCAGCGGCCTCGACCTGAACGGACTTATCGAAGACTTGAGCGCGGTGTAGCGTGTTCGGCCACGACGACAAGGATATTCTTCGCCTGCTTCACAAGGTCTTGGATATACTTGAGCGGGCTTTCGCAGTAACTGACTTTCAGCTATTTCAACGTAAAGGAGATTTCATTATGGCAATCGCAGGAGTTCAAGTAGGTTCCACAGGAACCTTCCAGATCAGTCTCGTCCCGCCGAACGGTGTGCCGCTCAGCTCGGGGCCTACCGTCGTGACGGATGACCCGCTCGTATCGCTCGGTGCCGTAGGGAGCAATCTTCAGTTTACGGCTTCCGTCGCGGCCGGCGACACCGCGGCATCGTTCAACGTCACCATGTCGGGCGTGAACGGAGCGGGCTCGCCCATCAGCCACACGTTCAACGTGCCAGTGCTTGCGGCGCCACCGCCGCAAGTGACGGACTTCGGGCTGGATCAACTGTCCTAGAAAAAGCGGAAGCCCCCGAGATGTGGAGGCATCACCGGGGGCGGAGGTAAATCATGTTAGACTAGAGGTATGTCTACGCTATCATAAAGGGGTGTGGATGTCAAGACACACTTATCCATGCCCCTTCGCCGCTCTCGATCGCTCCCTCAATCACAGGAAATAGAGCGTTGAACGTCTTCACCGAGTTCATCACGTCGCCCGTCGTGGGATCCTGCGGGTCGCCCACGAGAATACATCCGTCGCTCTGCGCTGGATGATTCCCCATGTGAATCTCGATGAAGCTCCGGCTAGGGACGTCCCGGAGTATCGGCATAACGCGACCGAAGTGCGGGGAGTTGTACAGCCCGAGTTGATAGCGCCCCATAGGGATGGCGACGCTGATTCGCTCAAGCGTGTAGGCGACGTGAGCGCCGTCGATGGTAAGCTCGCCGGGCAGGGCGTCAGGTAGGATTGGCAGAGAGCGTCTTAGCAGGAGTTCCATGTCGAGATTTTACTCTAATCCAGAGCATCGCGGTGATGAATATCCAGTAGGAACCCATATCCCGCCAAGTCTCCCACCCAGGGAATAGTAAGAGCGAGAAGTCGAACAGGGCCAGTCCAATCCACAAGAGTCCGAGCGTGGCTACAATCCCTTTTCTTCGCTTGAGCAGCGCCAGTGAGCCGAGCAGCACCAGTGACAGCCCTTCTACGAGTATTGCGGCATGTTCCATGCTTCCCACACTACAATCGCGGAGGCTATGAGGAAAAGGGCCGTGAATCCCATGTAGATGAACGTGTAGATGGGATGCTGCCAGCCGAGAATCCACTGGCACGCCTCGATTGCGGCGTTGCCGATGAATTGAACCTCGAACCAGATATTAATCGCCGGACTGCGGTTCGGTGCTCGCCTCGCCAGCCATATCGCCGCCAGCAGGGAAACTGAAAGAAACCACACCTTCAACTCCGATCTTGCTCTGGAAGTAGTCGGCATCTTCCTGCTTGTCGAAAGAAACCGAAATCGTCACTTCCTCTGAGATGAACCGCACCACCTTTTGAACATTGCTGGAGCACAGTACTTTGAATGCTGTTCCAGGTCTATGACCGCCGCCCATGTTGCCTCCTAGTCTCCGTTGATTCCCATATGCTTCGCCAACTTAATGCGAAGCTGTATGAACTCTTTGTAAAATTTGAAGTATTTTCTATCGGCTTCAAGATTCTCCTGGTCTATGTGCTTCCTGAGTTCGTGTATCTCTCGCCTGAACGAACTCACCGTCAACCGGAACATCAAAGCGATGAGTCCGATAAAGGCTGTGATTACCGCTCCCCATGCTGCTGTCTCCACATAGCCCCCTACCTTTTCAGGCTCTCGCTTCGCTCTCCGCCTAAGTCCACGATCTGTTGGTCGTGCCATCTGAGCGCCGGCATGATTACGTCGTGCTGCTTCACCTTCGCTTCCTTCAACCCAATCTCCAAGTCCGTCAGGCGCTTCTCCGTCAGCTTGTCCACCCCGTGACCATTCCCATTGCCATTCTTGCGCTCCCACGGCTTGAACTTCAGGAGCATTCCCAAAGCCGCTAGAAACAGGGTGCCACCGATTCCTACCTGCTGGGCCGTGGGGTCCATTGGAGTTAATTATGTGGCTAACTCCCTTGGGGTGCAATAGGTTTCGTGTCTTGAGTGGTTGCGCTCACAGTTGTAGTGACCTTGGGAGCTTCGCCTACTTGCGTGGTCGTAGCCACAGTGACTGTCGTCTCGACGGATGGAAGTGGAGACTTTGCAAGATATGCGGCGGCAGTCATTCCACCATGAACGATGAATAGCGCTCCAGCTACGAGAGCGAGATTGTGCAAGCCGGTCGCGAAATTGAAATCCTTCCCGTCTACTGCGGGCAGAACAATCGACGCCGTTACAGCCGACGCTCCGCCGCCGATAAATCCGCTTACAAGTCCGTAGAGCCACGTGCCCCAATTGAGTTTCATCATTCGGTTCCCCCTTTATTTAATCCCCTTATGAATTCGTGCTTGCTCCTCGAGCTTCGGTCGTGCGTAGGATTCAATCTCTGAATCCGAGACACTCTTTGGGATAGAGACTCGGTACTGACCCGACTTGGCCCAGCGGATGCCCATGGAGTCGGTCTCGGTCTGGATGGCTCCGCCCGCCGCGCCCGTGCCCCGGCCCAAGATATCGTTCACCGCAGCGACGCGCTCCGCACGGTCCATGTCCTTCCACCGGGGGCCGCGCATTAGGGTCTCGAGCGTCGTAGATTGCCGCGGCGTCACAAGGTCCGAGAGACCGATCTTGCCGAACTCCTGCTTCACAAGACCTGATGGGGGCGCCGAGATAATCATCCCGCCCGGCGTGGTCTCGGTCGAGCCCGTCGCAACTGGGCGGCCCCAGAGGTTGCGCTGTTCCGCGCCCTGCTTGACTGGGGCCTCGACGTTGCTCCAACCTGTGGTGCCCGGCGTCGGCGGTTGGATGGGCGAGAATCCCGGCGTCGATGGCGGCGCAGGAATAGGCGCGGCAGGAGCGTAGGGGAATTGCTCAGGCGGAGGTGGAGGGCCAATCGGCGATGAATACTGTGGTGGTCGCTGTAAAGGCGCGACGTTCTGGGGAAGCTCGGGCGGCGCTGGAATCCCTTCACCCACCTTACCGGCTTTATTGACTGCCTTCGCAGCGAGCCGGTTCGGATTATTCAGATCGAATATCGTACTGACTGGATTGCGTAGATACTCGGTGGCGGCGTGCGGTGAGATGGAGACGCGGGCGGTATTGGCGATTCGCGTCGATAGAGGCTTCGGCGTCGGGACCTTTGCCTCGCGGAAGTTCTGTTCCACATTGCGGAGCGAGCCATAATCCTTGCGGGCCTCGCGGAACATCGCGCCGCCCTCATCGGTCCAGTTATCGGAGATGGTGTCGAACATCTTCTCGCGCAGCTCATCCAGAGCGACGACCTTGCCGTGCAGGGTGGGGTCGGCGTTGAGAGCTTGAGCGCGCGCGGAGCCGTTCATCTCGTAATACTTGTTGACGGCGGGGTCAGCGTTCAGCTCGGTGACCTTCGCGTTCATCTCCTTGACGGTCATGTCACGGTCAAAGACATTCGCGAGGCGGTCAATCTTCTTCTGGATAGCGGGACGCGTCGCCACGTCAATCTCTGAGGGAGTCTCGCGAATCTTCTGAGCGATGTCGCTCGTCGAATCGCCCGCTTCGGCGAACTTATCTATGACGGGCTCGACGTGGGATTGCCACAGCTCATTGGCCGCCTTGCGCGTGGTGGTGGCGGCGCGCATCACCGCCCCCTCACCCTTCGGCACAGGCATCTTATCGGTCTGAGCGCCGATATACTTCCGCGCGCGAAGCCAATCGCTGCGGAGGGATTCCTGCTCTGCAGCGCCGAGTCCACCCGGAGCGACCGCGTTCTCATAGGCCATTCCTGAGGCAACGTCGGGCGGCGGGGCAATCGCGTTGCGGACTTTGCTCGTGGCCTGATTCACCGCAGGCTTCAGGTTCTTGGAGACTTCGGGAGCAATCTTCTCGCCTCCGAGCACGAGCGCTCCCTGACCACTGAGATGTCCCAGCTCGCCCATTCCCTTGTAAGCAGGATTGGATGGGTCGGCTAGCGGCGTCGGCCCTTGGAGCCCCTCGTTGATATTCTCGACCGCACCCACGGCCGGTGGTCCCACGACCGGGATGCTGGCGAGCGCGCGCAACGGGAGCGAGGTGTGCGGTGACGCTGCTGCACGCTCCTTAGCGGTCCGAGTGTCAGAGATAGCTTCGTCCACGCCGCGAGAGACTCGCGTGATCGGATCCTCGCTGAAGAAGTTCTTCGCGCCGCGGTAGATGTCGCCGGGGCTCGGGGCACCGCCAAGAATGTCCTTCACGGTGCTGCCGAACGTGGGAGCGCCCTTTGACGCGAGCTGCTGGAGCGAGTCTTGATTGAGCCAAGTCTGATAGACGGGCTGCTTCTGGATGACCCGGCGGACCATCTCGTCGTCGGGGAGCTTGGCGTAGGGGATGCCGTCGCCTGTCGTACCTGTGGGAAACTTGGCACGGAAGCGCCCGGCGAGCGATTGGATGGTGTGCTGCCCCGCTTCAGGATTGGGCGGAGGGATAGTAGAGAGCGGCGGAGGCGTCTGCGCTGGAGGGGTCGGTGATTGAGTGGCTGTGTCTGGAGGCATCCTAGATTCCTAGAGGATTGTTAGCGTCCGCCGGTGCGGAGGTCGGCGCAGCAGCAGCAGCAGGAACGTTCGGCTTCGTCTTCGATGGAGCCTTCGGCGGCGTCGGGATGCCACTCTGCCGCGCCGCGCCTCCTGCGCGCACGTCCTCTGGTGTCGGGACACCGCCGCCGGAGTAAGCCTGCTTGGTCTGAAGGAAGTTATTGTAATCCTCGGTTACCCTGTCCTCTGCCAGCCCAATCATGTTGTGCATGGACTCTGGCGGGATAACGACGCCGCGGAGCACATTAGGCGTCATCGTGAACTCGTTCCCTACGCCGACGCGCGCAAGAATCGTAGCCATCCATGGTGCCGAGTGCTGCGCTTCGTTGATGATGTCTTGGGTGATGCGCGCGCCCTTCTGCAAGCCAACGGTCATCCCGATGTGATTGTAGAGCAGGTTAATCATTGCCTGCTGGTCGCCGCCTAGAGCCTTCGGTAGCGCGCTGCTCATCACGTTGTAGCGCTCGATTGAGCTAAGATAGGTGGATTGAGACTTGGCGACGTCAGGAGGGAGCTTCCCGCCCACGATACGGCCGGGACCGCCCACGCCCGGTGCTGCCCCACCACCTGCGCCCGCCTTAGCGGGCGTTCCCGGAGGCGACGGGAGCTGGCCGCGCTTGTTCTCGCTCACCGTCGTCACGGGGACCATCTGGATGGAACCGTCGGGCTGCGGGACCATCTTGTAGCCGTGCTGAACGGATTGGCGGCTGTTCCAATCGTTGATGAGATCAGCGCGCGGAATGCCCTGCTTCAGCCCCTCGTTCATGTAGGATTTGAAGGGGGTGGCGTTCAGGCCAGAGAGAGCGACTTGAGCGCCCAAGCCAGCGGGGACGGCGTAGGACTGCCCGCCGATCGATGTCAGGTCGTAGAACTGCTTCGGGTCAACCTTCTCGCCGCCTGTCGTCACGATATCGGGATTCGACTGGAGAATATCGGAGCCCGAGATGTTCTTGCTCAGCGTGTGTGGGATGAACGTCCCAATAGGCAAGCCACGACCGCTCTGCACGAGGAACTCTTGGAGCGGAGCGTTCGGGTTGGCATCGCGCCAGAGCTTGAACGCTTCCTGACGCGCTTTGGTCTCACCGCTGATCTTGGCGCGCTCCACAGCCTCCGTAGCGGCGGCGTTCTGCTGGTTGCGCTCCTCTGGCAAGAGCAATGGGCTGTAGCGCGGCGGCGCAGGAATGGTCTGCCCCTGCAATGGGACGCCTTGAGGCCCCGGCGCTCCACTAGCGGCGATATATGGAGGTGGAGGGATTCCAGGTGTCGAGGGCGGCGGAGCGGCTGCGGCGGCTCCTGGAGGCGGAGCGGCGCTAATCTGGCCCTGTGCCGAGGCGGTCTGGGCGTTCGTCGCGCCCTGAGCGGCCTGCTGACCTGCCGGAGACGCGCCGGGGTTATTGGCCTGCGCCGCGCTCGCCCCGAGCGAGCTGATATCCCCAATCTTCTTGTCGAGCTTCTTGCCCGGCGGAGTCGAATAGATACTCAAGAGCCGCTGGGCGATATCCTGCTGAGCCTCGGGCCGAGCATTCGGGTAAAGCTGCATCAGGGTGGAGGCGAGGCCATGGCGCTGCGCCACCTCCATCTCGGTAGCACGGATGCGAGCTTGGGTATAGGATTGCGCGAATCCTTGAAGTAGACCCGAAGCTGCGAAACCGCCACCCGACGTGCTCATTTTCCTCCGCCGCCAGCGCCCTTATTGCCGAGCACTCCTGTTCCGGTGCCCTTGGAGCCCATTGCTCCGCCTGCGAGCGTCCCGACTCCAGAGCCGATTCCGCCCCACATCTGCCCCTTCGCGGCTGCTTGAGACGCTGCGAGGTTCTCGTTGGATGCGCCGGCACCAGCGCTCACGCCTCCTGAGCCAGTCCCCGCTCCAGCCGAGCCGAGCGATAGCGCTTGAAGCTGCGATGCGGCCGTAGGTCCGAGGCCTTGATAAAGATTGGCGATTGACGCTCCCTGCTGAGTCTTGGCTTGAGCCTCCGCGAGATTCTTCTCGCCACCCATCGGTAACGTGCTCTGAATCTGCTTCTGCGCGGCAGCGGTCTGCGCGGCGATGGTCTGAGCGTAGGGAGCCGTAGCAGCTTGAGCGGCGGGGCCGCCTTTGAGCAGCGCGTTCCAATAGTCAGAGGCGGTCTGGAGGCCGGGAATCGCAATCCCGGAGTATTGCTTTAGCAACCCCGCTTCGGTGTTCTGGAGGTTGACCTGAGAATTGACAGCGCTTTGAGGGACATGAGGCCCCTTGCCCATTACTTCTCCTCGCGCTTCTTAGTCCACATTTCACGGGTCATAAAACTCGTGACGCTCGCGCTGGGCTTCCCTTCATAGACTGTGAATCCGGGCACGTCGCCGACGACTTGGAACCCGAGGCGCTTGATGAACTGGATGGCAGCGCGATTCGCTCGGGGCGTCAGCCCGGCGATAACGTCGAATCCCATCGTGAGGAACCAATGGTCCATTACTGCTCGCCCAAGCTCCATTGAGTCGTGACGGTGCCAATACTCGCGGAAGAACATGAAGTTCCCGACCGCGCGCTTCACTTGGTCATTCACGAAGACGTGGTTAAGAATGACCATCCCAGCGTGTTCCTTCGCGTCGCCGTTCGCGTCGTGACCGATGATGAGCTGGACCTTATCGGCGGGCGACGCGAGAATCGCGCCGAACTGCACAAAGCTCATATCCGGCCCCTCATGGAAGAACATGGCGAACGTCCCATCGTCGTGCATCCGCTTCCACATCCCCGGCAGGAATATCTCCAGACCGGGCATCCGCGCGGCGTCGAAGTCCGTGATGACCCATTCGAGCTTCTTCTCGCCTCCCGCTGCCCCTGCGACAGGAGATGGCCGAACGCGCTCCTCAGAGACTCCGATTTGATCTGGTGGTTGTAATCTTGAGAGTGGTTCGGCCATGTCATGTCCCCCATGCGTGCCAGCGGACGAGCATGCTGGCGGACGCTAAGATTGGTGTATTGTTCGAGGTGCTGGTTGGAGCGAAGACGTAGACGTCGAAAGTTCCAGGGCTATTCGGGCTAGGCGTGGCGCTCACGGTCATATTCGTCGGGCTTGAGCCGCTGTCAATGCTCGCTACCACATTGGACAACGTACTAAGTCCGGTAGCAACCCCTTTCACACTCCCCTTGACCGAGAGCGCGCCGGTAGACATCCGCGAACCTTGAAGCGCGCCCACCGACTGTACAGCGGAGGCTTGGAGGCCCGAGATATTGTCGTAGGCACTCTTCATCGCGAGATCGAGTTCCGGGTCCTTGAACGGCGCGGGACGCCAGAGCGTCACCGTAGAGGCTTGAACGAACGAACCATCAGATTCCTGCTGAAGCGTAGTGGATGAGGGCGACGAGGAACCACTCGACGGGCCTGTAGGGCCGCCGGGAGTCTGCCGCGGCGGATAGTTCTGACCGGGATTATCGCCTTTGCGCGCCATCAGACGTTCACCACGCCGAACGGTCGGCCAATCTGCTCGCGCGACAGAATCGGGACGCTCTTGTAGCCGAGATTCGTGAGCCACTGCTTCACGCGGACTGCGCAATCCTCGGCGTAGACACGGAACGGGACGGTTGAATCCAGCGCGAACGCATAGCTATTAGCCTTGTTCATCGGCAATTGGATGTAAAGGGTGTCTTTCGCGCCGTTCGTACTAGGGAGCGTGAACGTCAGCGGCGTTGCGCCGGCTACGCCGGGTGTCACCGTGAGCGTTACTGGAGCCTGTGACCGAAGCACCACATAGATGTCTCGGATATGGAACCATCCCTCCATCCCGAGCCCGGTCTGAGGTAACTCCCAGTGCGTCGTCTCAGTGGGCTCGTGACGGTAGAGAATCTCATACTGGTAGAAGATTGGGTTGACGGTGGCTGAGCCCTGCCACTGGATATCGAATTCCATGTTATAGGCGTAAACTTCGACTCCAGCTTGATTGAGTGATAGTGTGACGCGCTGGCGACCGGAGCCGATAATCTGGAGTGCGAACTCCGAGGCGGTCTCGCCATTGATGCGGGGAATAACGATGATTGGGCTTAGAGTGGACGCCCCACCAGGATCCACGTCGAAATTGACCGTCAGATATTCCTTCAGGTTGAGCGGGCGGCCTTGATCGAATGCTCCCGTTGTGATTTCGACCGCAATTGGAGCGTTCCCTTCATCCGTTGAGCCCGAGACCTGATAGACGTCGCCGTCTGTTCCACCGAAGATGAGCGACGAATCAGTGTTGGGCTCCGAATAGTTCATGTTCATCTGGTTGGTGTAGGTGGCGGGACGCCAGCGAGAGCGGCGCTCGTCGTAGATGAGAATCTGCCGCAGCCCGGTCGTCAACCCTGTGTAGAAGAACCACACCTCGCCGTTGTGATAGGCCATCCTCAATCCATCCTCGTCGTCCATGTCGATGGCGTCGTAGCCGTTCGTCGGTGTCCCCGCTTCAGCGTCGTTCACGGGGAAGAGAGGGCGGATGGAATCGTCGATGATGCTCGACTCAGGACCGCCCTGAGTGCGATATATTCCGTCCTTTGAGACGAAGTAGATTCCCTGCTCGCCTGCGGTGAACGCCCAGCGTCCCTTGAGGCCCCGCCTACATGCGGTCTCAGCGGGAGTGAACGTCACCCCGGCGACGATATTCGGGAGCATTATGTACATCCGCTCGCGCGAGAAGACGAACGTCCGCAGATTGTAGTCGAGTCCGTTCATGCACTGCTCGCCGGGATTGGCGACGACGACCCATGCCTCTGCGCCCCACAGGTCAGCGTTCCCCGCGTTCGAGAAGTAGACGGCGTCGGGACGCGCCGGGTCGCCACAACCAAGGAGACGCCCTGTGCCTGAGGAGACGAATATGACGGGCAAGGGGAAATTGACCGCTTGGACGCTCTGAATGGGCTGGAAGTTATCAATCTGGAGAATGTTCCCTACCTGAGCTACCGAGTCTGGAACATTGTCGTTGATGAGCAATGTCCCAGCGCCGCATGAGCCCTGAACGAGAGATGCGATTGTGAACTCGCCGACGAAGAACCAATTGTTAGGTAGAGTGCCTCCGCGGCGGTAGAGCCGCGCTGAGGTCTCTTGTGGGTCCGTGGGCGGCGTGATACACACATTCGCCGACTGATTGGTGAGAGCGAGCGTGAGAACGGTGCCGTTCACGCCGACCGCGCTGAGATTGATGTCGAACACTTTCCCCGTGGAAGTAGCGGAGCCCGCGCCAGTAATGCGAACGTGCGCTGTGATGACAGTCTTGACTACAATCTGCGTGAAGTCGGTTCCAGGTGGGAGACTAACACTCGCGGTTCCTTGCGCGAACGTCCCTGAGCCGCCTTCAATCCCCGTGAACGTAACACCGCCGTCGAGCGAATAGAAGGATTGGTAGGTCCCTTGGCCGAATCCAGACTGGATAAGGGTGAACGAGCGATTTAGATTGAGCGTCAAGGTTTGGAGGATTCCGATGGCGTTAGCAGCGGCGGCGCGCCATAGACAATCCGTCGTGACTGTCGCGCCGATAGTGCTCGTCGTGGCGACGCCTTGAGCGAACGTCACCGTGCTTCCGTCAATCGCATTCCCCGGATTCGTGAACGCTCCATCGCCCACAACCGCAGGGTTCGTGAATACTGTCGGCCGCGTCACAGTTGGCGTCACCATGATAGGCGAGGGATTGGATTCGCTCTGAGTGACCGGATTCAGGTAAGTGTAGCGCCAATCGTAGGGCGTCCCGGTGCTTGAATTGAGCAACCCAGCACCGCCAGCCGTCGCCACGGCTTGAAGCGTTGGAGGCGCGACGCCCAGCACTTGATAGTATCCAGCGCGGCGCTTCATCATCCCGTTCGAGTTGGCGATGATGGCCCACACCGCAGGGTCGGAATCAAAGCGGAACTGGACGATAGAGAGCGGTGAGCCATCGAACGTCGGGCCGCCGAGAAGCTGGGTGAATACGTTCCCTCCAGGCAACGGAGCGGTGTAGATATTCCCATCCGCGTTCGCCGCGAGACGCTCGCTTACCACTCCCGGAACGTACTGGGTGAGCAGAAATAGAGTATTGACTGGTCCCGTTGGCCCGGACAGAACGGTAATTAACCCTCCTGTGGAATTACTGCTCGCAGGAATTGCGCCGTTGCTGGTGGTGAATGTGGTTCCAGGAAACACAATTTGATTGACCGTGAAGGTGCCGTTGTAAGAGGGATTGGAGCATCCTGTCGTCTGAATCACAGTTCCCGCAGGAAATGGAACGAAGGGAACCGTCCACTGTGGCGGAAGAGTCAGGTTCCTGACCGCGGACGTTATCGGATACGTAAGGCCAACGAAGGGCGACGGAAGCGCCGTGATGAGCGCCGTGCCGTTGCGCGTCTGGAGCTGGCCTTCAATCTTGCTGACGACGTTCGTTGCTCGGGAGTACTTGGCGACGGGGACGAGGTCCACTGGGACGTTCAGGTCCAAGCCCGCGAGCGCGAACTTCTCTGGACCGTCGTGTTGGACTTCTACGCCCACCCTATATCTCCCCTGTCAGGATCCGCGCAAGCTCAATCCCTTCGCTGAATCTGTCCTCGCAGTGCTGGGCGCGTTTCGGGTCATTCCCTTCATACTCGCCCACAAGCATATCCGCACGAACACCCCAAGCCAAATAAGGAGTGTAGTCATCCGGGACCGATAGGAATATTCCTGAGCCGTCCACTTGAGTTCCTTGGGCATTGGCGATGATCTCCATCTCTCCAGCATCGGTGGGAGTCGGGTTCACTGCGATCGTAAGCGACGGGAGATGGTCTTCCATGTAGACCTCGGGACGTGTGGCGGTTTTCGTGGGCCATCCTGTGACGCCATGGTCTAGTTCCCAGCCAGTCGCGCGCGGAAGCTCCGTGTAGGCCATCGGGTCGGTTTCATTGGCCCATGCCACGCGGCGAAGGTCGATGACGTTCTGCGGGATGGAGTAGCGGAACTGGTTCGATTGACCCGCTTGGTAGGCCACCATGACCGAGACGCCGCTCTCGCTCAGAAATCTCCGCTGACGGTCATTTAGGTATTGGATTACTTGAGTGGGAGTCCAGATTTTAGACTGATAGAAAGCGCCCTGAGTGTCGGGTTCGAGCAGAGAGAGCTGGACGGACGAGAGAATGGTCTGGTCGGTCACGTCGAACTGTGGAGCATCGCTATTGTAGGTGCCCCAGCCGAATCGTCCTTGGCCCCAGCCCATTATTGAATCACCGTCGTCGTCGTGCTCACGGCCTTCGTTGGAATCGGCAGCACTACTTTACCCGATAGGCCATTCACCGAGCTTACGCCCATTGGGATATAAGAGCCGCCGTTCATGGAAATCCACATGCACGCACACTGGAGGGAATAGCAAAGCTGAGTTGTGGCCGGAACCACAGGACAGAGTGTACGGTCAGACATGATGCCTGCGAACATGATAGTGGATGGAGAGGGCGTTCCTGTCCCTGTAGCACTCAGCGCCAAGATATCAGAGCCTCCCGCGGTGTTCTCGGTGAAGACCGCGTTGGCGGTATTGCCTCCAATGGCGGTCGGTGTGGCGGTCACATTGAATGTGCAGAACTGGCCGGGCGTCAGCGTGAATCCAGTGCCAAGAATAACGCTCGTAATTGTAGCTGGTGAGCCGCAAGTATTGCTCACGATAGAAAACAGTGAGTTAGGAAGAGTGATGGAAGTGTTGACGAGATTGGCTGTCCCGATGTTCGTGAGCGTATAGGGTCCGCTTGGATTGCTTGTGAGGTTGAGGGGGACTTGGCCCACGTTGGCAGTGGAAGGGCTGAAGCTGGCGATTGGGGCGGGGACTGCTCCGGCGTAGCAGTTATCCGCATTGAACGATAGTACTGCTCCACTACCATCTACAGGGCCGTTCATCACGTTCAGATAACAATCCATTGCTGAATTAGAATTTACGTGACCAGCCCACGCCGACGCGGTGATGCCGTGACCGCCGCACTGCGCGTTTGTGAGCGCTGGAACACCATTGAACTGGCCGACGACGTTAAGCGCGCCGGAGCACTGGCCGAGATTGCCGCCGGTCACGTCCGGGCCGATAAGCGGGAACGGCTTCGAGTTCGGATACCAGCTTGGCCGGGTGGTGAAGATGAAGGACGCAGGGGCAGGCGGCTGCCCGATCGCCGCATCGCCGATGGCAGGCGCGAATCCCGGTAGCGTCGGCGCCGTGAGCGCGGATTCACTCGCGCTGCCACACAGACCTACCCATCCGGTGTTGAGCGACGTGCCGCAGAGACGCACCGCCGCCTGCACCACGTTGTAGCTGCCGTAGCGGATCGTCGTGCTGGCGGTCAGCGAGTCGGACGGCACGGGCGGCGACACGCCGCCGACGCCCTGCCCGAGCCACAGCACCGAATTGTTGTTCCCGAGCGTCGAGTACAGCGTGTGATACCCCGGCGTGCCGAGCACGTCGAAAATGTGATTGTGAAAGCGCGTGAACGCCTGATCTTGAATCGCCACAGTGTTCGAGGATTTCGGCGTCGCAGGCGTCGATTCCCATCCCGTGAACAGATTGCGATTCGTCGTGTCTACACAGGCCGCGCCGTGTGCATCGTCCGGGTTGAACTGGTTGGCGATATTCCCTTCCGCGAGCGTGTAGCAGTTCGGCCAGTGGTCGGTGAACGCCTGATTCATAAATGTGTTGCCCGGATTGTTGTTATTGACGACGAAGTTGTACGCCCAGACCGTCGCCATCGTCGGCGAGTCCTGAAACATAGGCGTGTAGACGTTCTGCGAGATGTTGTTCGCGACGAGTCCGTAGGCCGAGTAGAAGGGGCGGATGCCATAGCCGGAAGGCGGCGTCGCGGTCGTTCCGTAGAGGTAATTGTCCTCGACGATGTAGTTCGCGGTCTGCGTAATAGCGAACGCCTCGAATTTATTATTCAGGCAGCGCACGCCGCGAATCCAGACCTTGTATGCGTCGTAGAGTTCGACGCAGGCGGAGTCGGCTCCGGTGGCGCTCAAATCGATAGACATGTCCTTCACGCCCGCCATCGTCGCAGGCTGGATAATTTGCGCCTGCGGCGTCTGCCCTGATGCGTAATTCGGCATAGTCAGCGGCGGCGAGATGGTCGCGACGCCGGTTCCCGTGTTGATGGCGGTCACGACGGGAAGTTCGATAGTCGGGCGCTCGTAGGTGCCGCCGCCGTTTGCCGAGCAGCCGGTCGGCGTTGCGGTGATTCTATCAAGGCACATGTAGAGGCCGCCGTTATCGACGGCCGTACCAGTACAGTTGTTCGCGCCGGTGAATCCGGTCCCGCACTGATTGAGTGCGAGGATGGTTCCGGGGACGATGGACGTGATTCCCGCGCCGGTGCACGCCGAGAGCGTGACCTGCGTGGCACCCTGCGCATACCCCGCCGTCCAGTTGCAGCTCACCGCCGGGATATTCCCGATGAACGTCCCGTCGCCGGTCGTCTTGATGCAGACAGCAGCGGTTATCGTGCGACAGGTCGCGGAGGCCCCGACCATGATGAGAGACGTGGTATCCGCGCCGAGACCACGCAGCTCGCAGTTCGACGGCAGATTAATACCGCCGCTGACCGTGAAGGTTCCCGCGCCTAGTCGAAGGAACTGATTGTTGCAGCCGACCGTACTAGCCGTGATGGTCGCGCCTGTGTAGCTGCCCGCAGTGAGCGTCGAGCCGAACTGCGTCCACGCAGAGGACGGGAGCGTGCCCGCGTTATTGCCGGGGATCCCCGCGCGCGTCCAGTCAGTCGTGCGATTGCGTGGGATAAGCCCGTCAGTTGGAGGTGCAGGGGTGAACTTCATCGGGAACATACCAACATTACAGTTGAACAAACACATCTTCACGCCAGCGAACTGCACATGAAAGTTCCCCGCTGGAAAGCTACCTCCGTTCCCATTTCCAAGTGTGATTTGCGCTGGACTTCCCGCTCCGCCACCGCTTCCATAATCAGGAGTTCCAATTTGATTTCCAGCCAAATCGTATTCACCTAAGCGCTGGCAGTCCGTGAAGAAAGTTGTATCCGCGCAAGTACCACCGATCACGTACTGTCCGGCGAGTTGAACCCAAGTTCCAACGGTGTAAGGCATTGGGTGAGTTCCGGCGAGAACCCCATGCTCCAGAGCGAACCAGCAAGAACCGGGTTGGCAGTTATAGTTAGAGAGTTGATTGTTGGGGCTGACCATTTGAATCATGTCGCCCGTGGTGCCGAAGGATTGAGTTGCCGGGATGTTGCTGCAAAACAGCACAACGAACTGTACTACCGTAGAAACTCCGCTCGATGGAAATTGCATTCCGACAATCTGATTGCTTGAGCCACCTGCAAGCGTTGGATTGTAGTCGAGCATGATAGGGCTGCCCGTAACCGTTGGGACCGGCCCACAAACAGGAGTGTTAGAGTAAGTCAGACCTCCGCTAGAGTTTGAAATGGTTACGCAAGGAACCTGTCCACTGCATCCCTGCGCGGAACCTCCGTAGCTACCGTACCAGCTTTGAGCGATGCGCCCAGATACGCCGCCATCATTGCCACTGGAGAGTGTCGCGCCCGCAACGCCGTGTGAGAAATTGATGATGGCGATGTGCTGGGCACGAAGGCCGATGGGCAGCAAGAGCAGCAATAGGAGTAGTCGTTTCATGGTTTCCACGCAATCGTAGAAGTTGCCATAGCGCCCACGGCGTTAAGGGAATAGATCGCTTGCGGTGTCACTGCCCCCGCCGAAGCGAGAGTTTCTGTCTCGAATGCAGTCTTGAATCCCGAAGTCACGCTACTAAGCGTAAAACCCGTCCCTGCCGTGTAGGTTCCGTTGTTGCCGTTGGCATCCGATAAGAGACAAAACACGAGGTCATTGTTTACGGTGGTTGTCACCGCAGGACAGTTGAATGCAACCGTTGCCGTTGCGGAAATTACCGATACGTTGCTGCCACTTCTTACATCTACCCCACTCGTATTCTGAATCTCCGCTCCAACCACGCCCATTGACGGTGTGCCAGATGCCGCCGTAATCGTCACCGTGCAGGCTGCGCTCGATGCCGCAATCCCTGTTGCCGTGTTGATGTTGTGCGAGCCTGTGTCTGTCGTCCAGGTGATGCCGCATCCGCTGATCGTGGGTGTCCCGCCGCTCCCGGCAAAGTACACCATCTGGATTCCGCGGCCAGAGACGAGGTTGCTGCTGAACACGCAGGTCTGCGATGCTGCACCGAACGTCTGACCAGTGCAAGTAGTTCCGTCGAGAGATGGAGCAGATCCTCCGCCACCGCCGCCAATCGCTCCGGTGTGACCCGGAACCGCTGGACCTTGCGGCAGAAATAGAGTGAGCAGGAAGAAAATAAATTTCATCGGGCGCTCACATTCCAGGTCACTGCTCCCGGAGTTATGCTGCTTCCGGTCTGGTTGCAGATTTTGTAGTTCACGGTATTTGTCGTGGGCCACGCTACGATTACGAGTCCGCCCGTAGAACCCCAGCCAACTGAAGCGGTGATGTCCGCATTGGGCGTAAAAGTGATCGTCATGGTGCTGGTTAGGCCAGTCATCGTTACGGTTGTGGCCGCAGCAGAACAGGAGTTACCAGTAACTGCCGTGGTGGGATTTGTGGTGGTGGTGTTCTGGATTCCGCAGTTCAGGCCGCCACCGTCTGCAAGCAAGAGATTCCCCGCCGTAATTATACCCTTGATGCAATCTCCTGTGGTGGGTGCGGATGCGAAGTTGGCGCGAATCGAATCCGCCCCGTTTACGAAGTCATGGACATTCTTGTTTGTGGTGTCGAGGATTTCATTTGAAGATGCACTGGCCGTTGCGCCTGCACCAGCGGGAAGTTTAATCGTCCCTGCTGAGAAATCATGATTCACCGCAGCAGAAATATTTGCCACATCCTTGCGCCACACATTTGCCAAGAGCACGCCAGAATCAGCGGTCTGTCCACCAGTCCCGCTATAGTCCACTAAGTCCGTATTGACTGAGCTCGTGGGGCCAGTAACAATTCCAGTTCCTGCCCCAGCAAGAGCCTTGGAGGAAGTCACAGATGTTGCGGTATTGGCGATGGGCACCTGTCCAGTCGTCATGCCAGATAGCCCATTACCGGATGCGCTCGTTCCGCAGCTAAGGCCGAGCGGAGTCGTTGCATCCATGTTCAAATGGTTTCCACCAACGTCTTTGCAATCGACAATGCCACTGAAATCTAGTAATCGGGATGCAAGATAGTTCACACCGTCAGACCACGTGAACATCGTCCAACCCGGCAGAACAACCAAAGATGCTGCTCCATTGATAGTGAATCCACTGGCGGCCATCGTCACTGCGCCAGTCCCGGCATTTTTCAGAACGAAAAAATAGTTGGAGCCGAATCCCGTAGAGGATGGATTGACGAGCGTGTAGGTCTGCGCTCCCGCGTTTGTCGCGGTAATCAATGAACCACGGTCACTGTAGAGAAGAGTATAGGTTGCGCCTGTCTGTGGATTCACAGGCACACCAGGAAGATTAATAGTTGGCGCAACCGATGCGGAAGCTGTCACATTGTAGTTCAAGATATAGTTGCCATTGACTGTGGGCGAGTTCACACCAGCACAGGTTCCACCACCGCCGTTATAGAGCGATGCGTTCGTTGTGCCTCCCGGTGTGCAGCCTCCACCACCGCCTCCTCCGCCCAATCCATAGGCATAGGCGTTCCCACCCTTCAGGAACACGTGCATCCCGGAATTGTTGGGAATCGTGATGTTGCCGGTGGCCGCGTTGCCGTGGAGCGTTCCCGCACTAACCGTCAGCGTCGTTGTGCCTGTTTCGCTGTAGACATCCCACATCTGCCCGTCGCCAAGCGTGGTGTCAATCGTGAAGGTCAGCGTGCCTTGAGCGTTGACCGCGCCCTCCGCCTTTGTGAGCGTGTGATTCCCGGTGTAATTGACGGCGGCTGTCGCCAAGCTCGCCGTCCTGATTCCGGGCAAGGAGCCATTCGTCTGCCCGATGGATGTGGTGTTCATGTTCTGGCCGAGTTGCAAGGCGTTCGTTGCGCTGATGTTTTGCAGGATGAGTGAGGCGAAGGGAGAGCCGGAGACTAGTGGTCCATTCGCAGATGGCAGATCGGAGCCATTGATTTGAATCGTTGCGCCGAGCGAAGCTGCCGGGCTGGGAATGTACGCCACCATCGGGGCTGGCCCGGTGTCGTTATACAAATCCATGATGGAGTAGAAACCAGCCGTGTTCCCTGCGTAGTACGGCTGAAAGGTGATGATGGGCGTGATGTTACCCTGCCACTCTTCGCCGCCGATGAAACGTCCCGATAGGCCCGAAACATGGGGAACGATATAAATGCCACGGGTGCTGCCTGTGATGTAGTCGAAATTCATCAACGTGTTGAACTTGCTGATGAACGCAGGTGTTGTGGTTTGCCCAACCTGTGCCTGACCGCCGTTAAGCACGCTGTTGGCAATGAAACTTGAATTGCGGAATTTGAATCCGAATGCCCCCGCAGCACTCGACTGGTAATCATAAAAGAGCACGTTCATGTAATCGTTGGCGGAGGCGGAGAAAAAACTGTCATCCTCGAATACTTGAGCGCCGTTTGCACCAGTGTTGAATACCCCAACAACGCCATTGTTGAATACGTGCACATCCACCTTGTTTAAGCCGCTGCTTCCTGCGCTCATCCAGATTCCAGGATTGGCGGTGAATACAAAAATGGGAATGTGAGCACGCAGACCAAAGCTTGGATTAATCATTCGCTTGGCAGACAGGTCCGTGCCATACCAGTTGCCGTTGAATTTCAGGGTGTCTCGCAAGCACACCGTACCGTCCTGGATGATGGCATTCACGCCGGTAAGGTCCAGGAAGGTGCTGATTTCGTAGCAGTAGACTTGTGAGGCGTTGTTCTCAACAACCACTGGGAAGCGGCAAGTCCCGCCCGCGCCTGTTACAGCACTGGCGTTTGTGGCCGAAACACAAGCGGCGATGTTGGGAGCGTTGTCGAATCTTCCCTGCGCTCCCGTTACGCTATTTCCTAGATTGAGAGCCGCGCCAGTACTGCAATTTACCAGCGTAAGAGTCGTGCCAGCGATGTTGCTGATGCAGCCGGTGTAAGTGTCATTGACAGGAGATACTGGCGCAGTCGTCGGTGCCCACCAGCTAACCGGATAGCCGCCTGAGATGGTCGCTCCCCAGTAGTCCCATGTGTTGTAGGTGGTGTCGGTGTAGCCCAAATTAGCAATTAGGCTCTCCGCAACTTTCGTTCCGCCGAGATAGATTTCGTACTGGAGTCCGCCAGCACCAGGAGTTGGCAGCGCAAGATGGTCGCCCAAGAAGTAGCGGACGTTGCCGCCTGTCGCGGTGGTCGTAGAGATGGCAACGGCGGCGTTCACCCCACTTGTGTATGTGATATGCGTCCCATCAGGAACGCTGGCGACGGTTTTTACCCCGCCAAACTCCGCATCGTTTGTGGTTCCGTTGATGGTAATTTGGCAACCCGGAGCGAGTTCCGCTGAACTGGCGATTGTGGCCGTGAAGGTGTTGGCTACACCGGAAGCAATGCTAGTAATGGCCTGACTATGTGCTCCGGGCGTTGCGTTTCCGGTTGTAGTGACTCCCGCCGATGAAGCGGCGGTTAGTCCTTGCCCTTGATCGCGCAATGAAATCTGCCAAGAGCGCGTAGTCGCACCTGCACCCGCAGCAACCACGAACCCCGTGCCAAGCGGTCCCGCAGCGCAAACAGGCGTAACCGTTGGGGCAACTGGCGGAGTCATGGACTGCGTAGCTCCGCCACCCACGAAAGAAAATCCCATTCCTACTTGCAATCCTGCAGTAGTTGAAACTGTGACAGTATTTGTGCCGGAAGTTCCTGTAACAGTAGGTGCGGGAACAGCCGTGGGAGCTACCGCTACAACGCCGAACTTCCGCATGTCTACGCTCGGATTCGGCCCGCGATTTATGTTGTCGTCGCCGTTTGTCAGCACGCCACTGGATTCATTGAGATTTGTAGGTTGGCAAGCTCCGGCGGTCCCAGCGGCTTGGATATTTCCCTGACCGCCAGATGAGGAACAATTCCCGCCGCCACCACCTCCACCTGCGGGTTGAGTTAGTTGACTCCAATTTGTCCCGTCGAAGCTGAACGTCTCATCGGTGCAGCCCGTTGTCTGAATCGCTGTCGTATTGAGG